GGGTGTGGCCTCCTTTTGTGGCGCTTTTGTCAAGCCGACCACTGGGGCGGCTTTGCTTTTTGACTTGAGACTAACTTGCAACAAACTTAGGACTAACTTGGGACTTGCTTAGAGGTTCTGGAACGTGGCGTCGAACATCACAACGCCGTTGGAGAGGTCGGAGTAGGGGATGCCCACCCAGACGGACTGTCCGGCGGTAAGACCGGAGAGGGACGAAGCGTAGGGCAAATTTAACACGGCATCGTCGAAGGGAAACTGGACGGCCACAGTGCCGCCGCTGGGGGCCGCTTTCACGGTTGCCTTTTCCAGACGGAGACAGGAGCGGGTGGCGTCCGCCACCTTGGGTCGAAAGTAGTTATTCCAGAAGTTATCGGCCAGCGCTTTCATTTCTGCGTTTTGATTACTCATGCAGTTTACCTCGTTATTCCGTGCCGGTGAGACGGGCCTCCACCAGCTCCATGCCCCGGCTTTCCAGATGGGAGATCAGGAGCAGGCGGGCGGCTTCCTCGCTTTCGGCGTCAACGGTATGATCGAACATCCGCAGCTCTCCCGCCTTAGTCTCGGCGGTGACGCTGAAGGCGAAGTCCCGGCGGGTTACATTGGTTTTCAGGTTCATGTGGTTTCCTCCGTGATCCAGATTTCAGAGACGGTAAAGGTGAAGCAGATGCCCCGGTCCGTTTTGTCGGTCTGCACGGTGTCGCACTGGCAGAACAGGAAAGAGAGGGCCTGCCGGATGGTGGAATTAAGGACCACAAGGGGAGTGGGAAATTCCAGCGCAACGGAGGCGTTCTCCCGGTTCTCATGAGGTGGCTGGTCCAGCAAGCGGACCTGGGGGACCAGACGGTCGATCTTCCCGGCGGCCTCCCGCAGGGCGTTGTATCGGTTCATGGCGGTGGGGTTTATGATCTTCATTGTAAAATTCTCCTTTACCTTTAGGCGTGTAATTCCTTTTTACAGAAAAATTATAGGCGCTTTTACATGGAATGTCGAGATAAAAAAGGGAGGAACCTTTTCCAAAACGGAAACCGTTCCCCCTTTTTCGGTATGAGTATGGTCTTGATTAAAATTCTTGCGCTGACGGCCCCACAAGCGGCCTGAGAGATAAGAGAGAGGCGAGGGGCTGAAAACTACCCCACGAAACTCAAGGGGCGCTTACAGGGCTTCTGTGGGCGATTTACGAAATGGGGGTATCAGCCGTTCAGGGCGTCCTTCAGGGGCTTTGCGGGGCGGAACACCGCAACCGTCTTGGCGGGAAATTCCTTTTCCTCGCCGGTGCGGGGGTCTTTCCCCACCCGTGCTTCCCGGTGCTTCACGGCGAACTTGCCGAAGCCGGGGACTTTGACCTCGCTGCCGTTGAGCAGGGATTCCTCGATGACGGTGAACACGGCATCCATCATGATGGCGGTATCGTGTTTGGTGTGGCCGGAACGCTCCGCCACGGCGGCGATCAGTTCAGTCTTGTTCATGGGACATCCTCCTTTCCTAAAATTTCAATGGCAGGGATGGCTGGATTCGGACCAGCGCGTGAGGGAGTCAAAGTCCCTTGCCTTACCGCTTGGCTACACCCCTGTATTTTTACATAGGCTCCCGGCTGCGCTGCGTCTTCCTACCAGCCATCAGGAACTTGGCAATTATACCAGCCGCCTGATACTTAGCTTTTTACGCTTCCTCGCCCGCTGGCCGGGATGGTACGGCATTGCAGTCCTGCCCTGCTTTAGCGCTTCGGCCAGCATTTGGCGTCGCTCGCTGTGGTCTCCCCTTACGGGGCACCTATGCCGCATATCTCCGGTTTCCACGGTTACCCCACTTGTTTATACTCCGTTGGTGACTCCGTTTAGAGTTGGCAGGGACGGTTGGGAATCGAACCCACCCAAGCGGTTTTGGAGACCGCCTCGCCAGCCTTGGAACATTCGCCCCTATGTTTGTCTGTCTTTCCAGACTGTCACCGCTGCGTGTCGGCTGCCTGCGGTTGGCCCCCATAGGTACACGTTTCTGTTGCCCTGCTGCGCCCATCTCCGGGCAACCCGTTTGTGATTGTACTTCTCACGGCGCTGGATGTGGTGCAGACGGCAGGACTTGAACCTGCATCGTTCCCCACTTCGGGGGTGCTCTAACCTACTGAGCTACGTCTGCAAATGTCCCCTCTGGGACACTTCGTCAGGGAACCCTGGACGAGAGGTGCGAGGGGTCCTATGCCCAACCGGAATTGCACCGGGGCGTCAAGGGCAAGTACCAGTTGCCGGAGACGAGCTGCTTTTGCAGGCCGCAGCTTATATTTTTGGGGAGCACTGGCAGAGACGCATCACCCGAAACGTTCCCCGCCATGGTGCAGATGGCCGGAGAGGTCCCCGGCTACCGGGTGGAAAGGACAAAAGCACCGGTTGGACATCTGCATAGACCCGCCTTGTTTGCGCCATGGCGGGTGATGTGGCGGCCCGTCTTTCCGGGCTGTCATACACATTCAGGAGGCTTTGCGATCCATGCAGGGCGCTGCTCGTGCACCCTTGGAGCGGATAATGGGAATCGAACCCACCTTCGCGGCTTGGGAAGCCGCCGTTCTGCCGATGAACTATATCCGCGTTGCTGCCCTGCCGGGGTTGCACCGGGGCACCGCTCCGAGAACGGCGAGCGTGTACTTACGGGCCACGCTTGGAAGGTAGGAGAATACTACGTGCGGCATCCGCGCCGCTGGTGAGCGAAACCGGAGTTGAACCGGGAGAACAGAGGACAAGCTAAAAACCCTGTTCGCGCAGGGTGTGAGTCTGCGCCGTGTCCGCACGATTTTCGCCCATGCTGTTTGGAGTTTGGCGGCTGCCGTTGGGTAGGCCGGCAGCCGCCGTGCGTGAGGGAAGATAGAAAGATGGAAAGCAAGGGCGGCGTCTATCTCGCCCTTGATTTTATTATACGATACCCCTCCAAGGGGGTTTTTGACATTCAGGATTCCGGGGCCAAGGCAAAGCAAAGGTTACAAAAACAATCCAGCGGCGCTTCGGTGATTGGAATAAAAACCCGTTCCACGGTGCGGTGAGAATAAGAATCTGGAATCGCGCAAAACGGGCCTAACCAAGCCATTTTTAAGTATTGTTCACCGGCGTGTTCGCATATAAATACCTGCTGCTTCGGGGGAACGAGGTTCGCAAGGATAAAAGATTGCAGACTGAACTTTTCAGACTCGGCGCTTTTTGTGGCTTCTTCCATGTGTTTCAGCTTCGCCGCAAACCGTTCATTTTCGTTGAAAAGATACCTGATCGTTGTTGACGCCTCCGTGCAGACGATAGACTCTCGGAAATCATGCGACTCTTTGGCAAGCAAAACAAGATCGTCAATCAATGCGTTGTACTTCATGGCTTTATAATTCATGGGACGGTTCCTTCCTGCGCCGCTGTTCAGGCGGCGGCTTCGTCGGCCTTGCGACAGGGGCAGAGGATGCCCTCGCCGTCTGCGGACCGGAAATAGATGGGGGTGATATAGGGCTTCTGTTCAGAGGTGAACGCTTCGCCGTCCGGGAACAGCTGAAGGAAGTCGATCAGATAGTTGGCATCGACGCTGGGGAGGCCGGGGCCGAAATCATAACTGGCTTTGAAGGTCTCACCCCTGCGGCGGCGCTTAGCGGCCCATTCCGCACGGTCCGTTTTGATTTGCGCCCGAACCTTTGTCACAGTGGGAAGGGTGAGGCGCAGGGTGTTCTTGCGGATGGGGGCGATGATCTGCGCCAGGTTGAACCGGAAACCGTCCGCGCTGAGTTCCGGCGCGGCGGTCAGCTCCATGGGGCTGTTCAGACGGAAGCCGCGGTACCCGTCGCAGACGCACTGCTTGCCTTCCTCGTCGATCCAGAAGCCCTGTTCGGCGGGGCGGTGGCTGTTCGTTCGCACGGCTGCGTCGCAGATGCGGCGGGCAGCGGTAAAGGCGGAACGGTTGCCAGACTTGGCGGCAGCTTCCTCCACCAACGTGCGGCGGAGATCCTGTTCTAAGAAATACAGCTGGGGGATGGGGCCGACGGCGCTTTTCCATTCATAGGGGTTCTTGCTGACAGCGTTATAAATGGCGGCTTCGTCCTCGTCCAGCGCGTGGACGATCTGCAAAACGCGGGTGAGGGCCTGTTCAGTGTTCAACATGGGTATGTGCTCCTTTCTGTTCATTTCTTGCGGTGGCCATGACCTCGCGGGCTACGTCTGCGTAGCACTCGCGGTAAAGGTCAACGCCGTATTTGTCACGGATGGCGTCGAGCTTGTCCACGTCAAAAAGCTCGGTAAACGGTTCGTACTTGTGCGGGGTGGGAAGGCGCGCGGCGATGATCTCGTTTCTGCACTCCCAATATCCGGCGGTTTTCATGGTTGCGCTCCTTTCAACAGCAGGTCCAGAGGTTGATGCACTGGATCATTTCGGCGTAGGTCTTTGCGGTTAAAATTCTTTCGCGGTTACGGGCGATATATCCCGCTCCAGTCAGGTATACGCCAAAGCCGCGGTAATTTTCGAGAAAGTACATGGTATTCTCCTTTCTGTGCGGCTGTTCAGGCGTATAGGATCTTCGAGGTGCCGGGGACGCGGCACTGGATTGAACAATCCGGGGCGTTCTTTTTGTTCAGGTCAATCCATGACTTCACGGCGGGGAGAAGATCGTCATTGTAGACGGGCGCATAAACCAGGCGATTAAACAGCTCGCCGGTGTTCAGGCTCATGGGCTTATGCTGTTTGTCCCTGGGGCCTTTGAAGTAAACCATAAACATGGGGTTGTCCTTTCTGCCCTCGTGACCTCCGGGGCGGTCTGTTCAGTTCTTAATTTCATTGTAGCAGGGTGTGCCAAGGGGGGGTTTGCCGCTGTTCAGGCAAGGCGGAGAACCTGACGGGCGGCGCGTTCGGCGTTGTCGGTAAGCTGGCGCTGCCATGCCTGATTTTTCGGAGACCAGCGGAAGCCGTTTTGCTTCAGGGCGGCGCGGGTGTCGGCGTCGGGGATGGCGTCAAAGAGGATCTGCAGTCTGTTCAGGTCGATATTGCGGACGATCTGGCCACCGTCAAAGGCGGTGCCGGTCTGGGGCTGGGCGGCCTGCTGTTCTCTGCGGTCAAGCTCCGCGAGGCGCTGTTCTGTCCGCTCGATCTTGCCGCGGAGGCTGTCCAGCTCGTAAGCGGGGAAGTGGGATCCGTACAGGGAGATGGGGGAGCCGTCACCGGAGGCGAACACGCCGGGACGGGTCAGCCATGCGCGGTTTTTCTCGCTGAGACCGGGGCAGCCTTCCAGCGTTTTGTGCTTGCGGTAATAGGCGTTGGCGGTTTTGGCGTCCTCCAACATCTGGCGTTGGCTGTTCAGGCGCTCGGTGAGCATTTCGCGGGCGTGGGGGTCGGCAAGGTCTACCGGGCCGGTGCCGACGCTGCGGATCTTGTCCAGAATCGCCTCAATCTGCCGGTATTCCTCCCACAGGGAGTCCTCGCGGGACATTTGGCGGTTGTGCTTGCGCATATTGAAGTTGCCCGCCCCGGCGATAAACTGGCTGGGATAGCTGGCCTGGTTGCGGCTGTAATCGTTCGTCCACTGGGCAAGGCGGCGGGCGTAGCGGTCAAGCAGGGCATCCAGTTTGTCATGATAGAAAGCGCTGGTGCGGGCCTTCTGCTGTTCTACCAGATGGGCGGCGCTGTTCACGGAACTTCGATAACCGGCCGTGGCGCTGCCGGGTTCGTAGTCGCTCATGTGGACGCAATAATGGGCGTTCCGGGCGGTTTCCTCGCTGATCTCGTAGTAGGTCGGGACCGTAACGGGTCGATTTTCCGGGGTGGGCTGTTCTGCCTGTTCTGCGGGTTCCGGGGTGATGGCCTCCGGCTGTTCTGCGGGCGCTTCTGCGTCTGCGCCGGTGGCGGGGGTCTGCTGTTCGGGCTGCTGGGTGTCGGCGGGGGTGGGCTGTTCGGCCCGGAGGCCGTCGGAAATGGAGCGGTAAAAGGCTTGTGTTTCTTTCGTGTCCTTGACGGTCTGGCAGTCCTCGCCAAAGTCCCATGTATAGCGCTTGATTGTCACGTCCAGGCTGTCCGCCTCGCTTGCAAAATAGGCGGCAATGTGTTCCGTGTGGGGGAAGGTCTTGATTTCGATTTCCGCGTGCTCCTGGTTCCACTGGTTCGCGGCGGCCCGCTTGTCCCGGCTGTTCACAAAGGCGGAAATGGGCCAGAAGCAAATGTTATCCTTTGCGGTGCTGAGTTCGCCGTTGCGCTTGATTCGCCGGAGGCAGTGATCCCGGCCGCTCCAATTCGGATCGCCGGGGGTGTGCTCGACGAAGTAAAGGCCGTTGTCATTCTTGAAGTATGCGCCGGTGATCTCCACCACGTCGCCGGTTTTCATGGGGCGGTTGTTCTTGTCGTTCATGGTAAAACCTCCTGAAATTGTGTTTTGAATGTGTAGATTTTGGCTTTCTGGGGTGCCGTCGCTTTGCCCGGTGCGGCGGCTCCAAGTCCGGTTTTGCGGTCAGTCGAGGCAGGTTTCATAGCGGATGCGGTATTGCTCTTTCAGTTTGTCATAGGCGCGGGTGGTGACGGTGTAGGTGTTGCGCTCCTCGTCGTAGCTGATGCCGCGCCCGTGGAGCTGGGGCAGGTCGTCGCGGAGCGGGCGGAGAAAATAATGCTTGCCGTAGTAGGAAAGATCGGCGGCGAAGTCGCAGCCCGTGGTTGGCTGCTGCATTTCGTAGCAGTAGACATATTCGCCGGGCTTGTCGGCCTGTACAGCGGGGGCCTTTTCTGCCTCTAATGCGGCGTAGTCCGGGGCGTAGCCGAACAGCTCGCCGGTTTCGGGGTCGTAGCGGCTGGCGGCAGCGTCCGGGACAAAAAGTGTTGTCTGCTCGTTGATCTGCTGGGCGTAGCCGCCGGGAACAGGGGAAAAGGTGCCGTTGATCTTGCGTTCGATGGATGCCATTTTGTGATCCTCCTTGATTTTGATTTAGCGGCGGGCCTCGATGAGATCCACCACGCGGAACATCAGGCGGGCAAAGGTGCCAGCGCCCAGAACGAGGATAAAAAGGGGAAAACTCATGATTGCGGCCTCCTGTCGGTTTAATTTGGTTCTCTTGATGTTTATAGTATAAACGATAATGTTTATAATGTCAATAGGTAAATTTAAACCTTACTGTTTATTTTAAAAAAATCGTGGTTGACAATGCAAACGAGAACGTTTATATTAAAAAGCGAAAAGGGGTGATTTTTTGCCGACATCGGAGCAGATCAAAATTTTATGCGTAAAGCTGGGGATCAGCGTTTCAGAGTTGGCGCGGCGCTGCGGGAGCAGTCCGCAGGCGTTTTCACAAAAAATGAAGCGGGAGGGGTTTACTCCTGCGGATCTGAAGGACGTTGCCGGGGCCGTTGGCTGCGGGTTTGAAAGTGCGTTTATTTTGCCCAGCGGGGAACGTGTAACGGATTGAAAAACGGCATAAAAAAACAGCGGCCCGGAAAACTCCGGGCCGCTGTTCTGTTACTCCCATCTGTCATAAAAACCAAAGGAACCAAACTGGATTACTTCATCTTCAGTGGTTTCCGTTTCGGACGGATCGAACGGAACGCCGTACCATCTGCGGTGGGCGACTTCCTCGTGGTTTCCGTCCTCGATTGTAATATCACACTGCGTATAGCCGGCGCGCTCGTCGGCCATGGCTTTTGCCTCGTCCAAAGTGCCGGCGCACTCGACCCAGAATCCGTTATTGTAATTGATTGTAAACATTTTTTCGTCCTTTCTCCCGGTGTAGCCGGGTCGCTGTTCTGCGTTTTGGGGTTAGTCGGCGGGCTGTTCGCCCAGCTGGGACAAAATGAAGGCTTTGATTTCCGCGTTTGGGGTGGTGCCCTGTTCGGCGCAAAGTGCCTTGTAACGTTCTCCCGTCTGGCGGTCCATCCGGCAGGCAAGAACAATTTGCGCCTTGTTTTTATACTTGTTTTCCGCGCGCCGCTGGGCGTCTGTTCTGGTGGTGCTGGTTCTGGGTCTGGGCATATAAAATTACCTCGCTTTTCAAGTGGTGGAGCGGTCCGGAGGTTTTCCGGGTCGCTGTTCTGGGCGGTCAGATGCTCAACAGGGCGGCACCGTTAACGGTGATCCGTGCCTCATCCGGGTGGGCATCGTTCCAGGCATTTTTAAACGTCCAGGCATTAAAGCGGAAATCCGGCAGGCCGGGGAAGGGGATCAGCTCGCCGGCCTCGCCGAGCACGTTACACACGGCCAGAGCGGAAGCGCGGGAGATCGGCAGAAAATAGAGCCGCTGGATCTCGCGCATGATGGCGTTGTGTGCGTCCTGTTCCGGCTCGGTGCTGGGCACCAGCGGAGCCAGGAACGCGAGCGGGTCCGCCTCCGGCGCTGCCTGGTTGCGCTCCACCTCTGCCACGATGGCGGCAGGATCACCGCCCAGCGTGTAAAGGTAACCACTCGCGGCGGGGCCATATTGGGCCTCGTACCGCTCAAACAAATTAGCCATTGTTCCGGGCCTCCTCTCTGTGATCTCTCAAGTATTTTTCGGCCTGCTCCGCCATGTGGGAGCAGCGCCAGCCCTCCGGGGTGTTTAGTCCGCAGTTGCCGCAGTCACCGCAGCGGCGGAACTCGTCGAGGATCGCGGCAGCGTGGGCCGCATCTCTGATATAATAGTTGCTCATGGTGTTGTCCTTTCTCCGGCGGAACGGCCGCCGGTCCGGTGGGGGGTGTGCTATCCTCTTAACATCTATTATTATAGGCGAGGCGGGCACAGAAAAGCAAGGGGTTTACCCCATAAAAACTATACAAAATATGGGGTTTACTTTTGGCGAAAGTGCCTATTGAAATATGGGGTTTACCCATATATAATAAGATCATAAAGAACAGGACAACACCACGGAGGCCCACCGGGCCAGAGGGGCACCGCCCCGGAAAGGATCACAAAATGGATTACAGCAAAATGAGCATGGACAAGCTCCGCGAGCTGATCGCCTGGGCTGATGACCGGGCAGCATACCGGAGGGCCTGCGGGACGATCTCCGGCACGGCATACGCCGAAGATGAAACCGCAGTAAGGGCAGCACTCGCAGAGATCAACCGCCGCACACGGGCGACCGCATAAGAAAGAGAAGGAACACGAAATGAAAAAGAGCTTTTTTGAAATGATCCCCGGCGTTGTCCGCCTGGACTCCCGCGTTGCTATCTACGTGCCCAGCACCACCGACACCGACCACCCCACCGACAACCGGCAGCAGGTGGAGGAAGTCGCCGCGAAGCTATCCGCCATGTTTGGCGGAGCCACCGCCACCGAGGCCCGCGGCTACTGGGTGAGCCAGTCCGCCGGACTCGTGGGCGAGGCCGTCACCATCGTTTACAGCAACGCCGCAGCGGAGGACATCGAGCGCCACGGCGCCGAGATCGTCGCTATTTGCCGGAAGATCAAACGCGAGATGAAACAAGAGGCCGTGAGCCTGGAAGTCAACGGGGAATTGTTCCTTGTATGATCTCCGCCGCCCCCTATACCATACACCACAGCCCGCAGGGAATGCCCCCGCGGGCTTTTCTCGTGCCCTCTGAGCAATACCGCCCAGCACCGCACCACAGACCCACGCCGCGCAGCCGCTTGCACCCTACGCCGCCCCAGGCGGCTATTTTTAACCCCTATGCGCGCGGGCGCGTTTATTGCGGGCGCGGTCTATTATAGTACTCTAAAACGTACCCCATAGAACCCCCGGACGCTTTACCCGGATGAAGAAAAGCGCGGAGCACTCCCGCAGGACCGGAAGCAATGGACAAGGGAAAAAGGGGAAAGGGTGGAGGAGTCACCCGCGGCGGTCTGTTCCGGCTGATTGCATCGGATCGGCCGCCACGGCCACCGCCGACCATGCCAGACCGGGCACCGTCAGCGGACCAGCCGCCGACCATCGGAGGACGGCCACCACCACCGGCACCGAGGGCCAGAGAACCGACCGCGGCCCCGGCTCCCGCCGCTTTTCGTCAGGTTGCACAAGTGCGGCATAGGCTGTTGTTGCATTTGCCACCCAAAAAGGCGGTAACTGTTGCCATAATTGCTTATTATGGCAACAGTTTAGGCATTTGCAACAGGTTTTTACCCTCTCCGAGACCCGCCCAGCGGCCCCGCCTCCGCTCCAATGGCACCGGCTGACCAGCTGACCAGCTGACCACGGCCCCGGCTGGGTGGGGGGGTGGTTTACAGACTTGGACACCGGATCGGCGCAGAATCTCTCCACAACTCTTCCCCCTCCACCCATGTTCTCACACCCGTGTCCCTTTCACCCCCGATATAGGGGGGTGGTTTAGAAAACTGGGCCGAAAAAACGGAAAAATCAAAAAGGGGTCAAAAAAATTTTTATAAAAACGCTTCGCTTATGTAGGGGAATACGTACTTAGGTTGCGCGGCGCGGGCGGGGCGCAGGCGGTCGGTAGGTGACGTGCTGGTAGGCGGTAGGTGAAGCGGGTGTGCAAAAACCCTATTGGAGGGGGTTGCTATGCTAAAGATAGGAGAACTTTTGTGAAGCCATGGCAATGGAGGTGAGCGTGAATGCAAAGCGGGAGTTCTGAGCGCTGTGTGTCATTGTTTGAGTTTTGGGGAGACAAGAGCCAGTATGCGGCGTGGCTGCAAGGGGAGTTTGCTGAAGAAGCGGATTTCCATGCCCATACGCTAAACGCCTTGCGGGTGGCGATGGACGAAGAACTGACGGATACACAGAGGAAGTATATGGAGATGTTTTTCGTCTATGGCATGAGCATGAAGGATATCGGTCAAGAGTTGGGGGTAGCCAAGGCAACAGTCAGCAGGACGATCAATTGTGGGCTGGATAGACTGTACCATGTCCTCCGCTACGCGAACCCCCGCTACCTGACCTTTCCGAAAAGCCGCACGGCAGCATCTCTAAAGAAGGGGCGCAAGCAGCGGGAGAAAGGGTCTTAGACTGAGACGAGAGATATTGTGCCGAAAACAGGGGGGATGTATGTATGGCATATAAGCGGAAATACAGGCAGGGGGCGCAGGTCAAGAGCATTGAGGACTTTCTGCATTCCCCGGAGACGCAGTATTTTTTCTGGCATGGAAGGACGGTTCACAAACAAGTCTTTATGCACTGGCAGCTTGATATGCTTATCAGGGAAATCGGTGTCAGACATCTTTATTTTGCAGACAAGAACGTTCCGGCTGATGGAGATGCGAAATGAGCTGCTATGGGTGTGTTTGCAACAACTGTCTCTATAACTGCGAGTTATTCAGCGCATACTTCACGCCGGGGGAGATCAAGGACGTGGAGGACGTCTGCTATTGCTGTGATGAGTGCAAGTGGTTCGATGGGGACTATACGAAGCGGAGCCAATGGCGAAAATCGTGCGAAAAATTTCGCCTACCGGCGAAGTATAAAGAGTATCTGGAACAGGTGAAGCAGAAGGAGGCTCGTGCGGCGGTCAAGCGCCGCGGGGCATTTACCGTGATTGAGGGAGGGAAAAAGGATTGAACGTAGCCTATAACATGGACTGCATGGAGTATATGCGGACGCTGCAGGACAAGGCGTTTGATCTGGCTGTGGTAGACCCTCCTTATGGAATCGGAGAAGATGGCGGTAAGGACCGGAGCCGCTATGTAACGCAGAAGAATGGAGCACGGATTTACGTCAAGGATGGCGGCTACGAAAAGACCGGCTTTGACCGTTTCCCTGCGGATGAGCGGTACTTTGCGGAGCTTTTCCGGGTCAGCAAGAATCAGATCATCTGGGGAGCAAACTATTTTGTTCTTCCTCGCGGCGGAGCAATCGTGTGGGACAAGTGCAATGACGGGGCCGATCAGTCTGGGGCTGAGATCGCATTCAACTCTTTGAACCTTCGGACTGATATATTCAGGTTCATGTGGCGCGGCATGATGCAAGGAAAGAGTATTGCAGAGGGGACAGTCCAGCAAGGTAATAAGTCGCTGAACGAGAAGCGCATTCACCCGACGCAGAAACCGGTGGCGTTATACACATGGATCTTGCAGAAGTACGCAAAGCCGGGATACAAGATACTGGACACCCACTTAGGCAGTGGCAGCAGCCGCATAGCCGCCTATGATCTTGGCTTTGATTTTGTTGGGTGTGAGATCGACCCTCACTATTTTCAGGCTCAAGAGCGCCGCTTTGCGGAACACACGGCGCAGATCAGTTTGTTTACGGGAGGTTGAATATGGATAGCTTGAATGCAAGCAGGATAGCTGGCGGGAACAGTGCGTATGGGCGGAGTCAGTCAGACTTCTATCCCACGCCGCCGGATGTGACGGTGGCGCTTATGCGCTTTTTGAATCTTCCGCGCACGACGTCCGTGTGGGAACCGGCAACGGGAGAGGGCGATATGGCCGGTGTGCTTCAGACGTACTTTGAGACCGTATATACAACGGACATTCTGGATGGGACGGACTTCTTGAAGTCCAGCATTGACGCAGCTGATTGGATTATCACGAACCCGCCTTTCTCGCTGGCGGAGGCATTTATCCGCAGAGCAGCGGAACTGGGCAAGCCATTTGCTTTTCTCCTGAAGTCTCAGTATTGGAACGCAACGTGCCGGCGGAAGCTGTTTGACGAAATCCCGCCCAGCTACATTCTGCCGCTGACGTGGCGCCCGGATTTCTTTTTCAAGAAGCGGATGCCCGGAGAGAAGGGAAGTCCGCTGATGGACGTGATGTGGTGCGTCTGGCTGACACCATGGAAGAATGATATTCAGACAGTGTACCGTCCGCTTACGCGGCCGGAGATGGGAGCAGGAAATAAAAATGGCTAAACTTGCGATTCTATTTGGTATTGTTTTTCTTTTCCTTTTTCGTAAAATCTTTTTCTATGCGAAAGATTTGCTTAAACGTGACCTTGAGTACAAACCTGCGTTAACGCTGCAATGCGCCTTATACGCTACAATGTTTGGGGCCTTTGGCACGTTCGCAATTTGTGCAAGCATTTATACAATAATTTTACTGCTGAGTGGGGAGGGGCATTTGTGATGAAGTATGATTTTCGTGTTGGGGACTACGTTGAAGATGCTACTGGTCGGGTCGGTTATATCCAGTCCATCTGCCAATGTGAGCAGTGCAAGGCGCGCGGTTTCTACGAACCTTTCGTCCTATATACGGACGGCAACGGCGATTACATCACAGCTTACGAGTATGAGAAAGGGTTTCCGGGTTACAAACGCATTGGCCAGTATACTTTTGCCCAGGCAGTTCAAGTTCCCCAGTCAGTTCAAGTTCCAAAGATCGACAAACTAATTTACGCAGACGAAACAGCTATATTGTGGAAACTGAACGAGCTTGTGGATGCTGTCAATGAACTGCGTATGCGGGATGCAAAGGAGAGTAAGAATGGTTGAATACATCAGAGTTGTAAGCAAGCAGCGGCCCGCAAAGCGGGCGTTTGATATGCAGGTTGGGGCACACCTGCGGGTATATGTTGCTGGGAAGATCACCGGTGACGAGAACTATCGGGAGAAATTTACCAAGGCAGAGCAAGCCCTCACTGCCATGGGACATTGTGTCCTAAACCCGGCGAACCTCCCATCCGGCATGGAGCAGGGCGATTATATGCGCATCTGCTTTGCTATGATCGACTGTGCGGACTGTGTGGTTCTGCTACCGGACTGGCGTGAGAGTTCCGGGGCACGGTTGGAGCGAGCCTACGCCGAGAAGATTGGGAAAGAGGTTGTTGTGGCAGATCAGGGCAGGATCGATGAGTTTTTGGAGAAGATGGGTGCAAGAGCATGAGTAAAACTGTTATGCTGAGCATCCGCCCCAAGTGGGTGGAGAAAATCGCCAGCGGCAAAAAGACTATCGAAGTCCGCAAGACCAGGCCGAAACTGGAAACGCCGTTTAAGTGCTATATCTACTGCACAAGAGACAAGCACCTTGCGTTTATGCAGAATCAGACAGGCACAAATCTGATTGCCTGCATGGATGTGGATGCGGCAATCCCGGTGGGCGGTGCCATAGGAAACGGCAAGGTAATCGGGGAGTTTACCTGTGACCGGATTTACAAAATTGACAAGGATAGTACGGATTTTCTTTTTAAGGCCGGGGGCCTATCCGTTTACAAGCAAGCTGCCGAAGAAAAGTGTGGCCTGTGTGTGGCTATGACAGACGATGAGTTGCACGGCTATCTTGGATATTGCCAAGGCTACGGCTGGCACATCTCCGACCTGCGCATTTATGATACGCCGAAAGAATTGAGCGAGTTCAAGCCAGTGTGTAGAGTCGATTTTGGTTGCCGTGCCTGCCTTCATTACGACTACGCCAAAATGGACTGTGGTGAAAAAGTTTTCAGTCGGCCGCCCCAAAGCTGGTGCTATGTGGACGATGCAAATGCTTAAATTTACTCACGAAATTACTCACGATGTTTGAGCGCGTTGAAAACAAAGGCGCATAGATATTTTTGGGACAGTTCGAATCCTTCACCCGCTGCCAGAAAGAAGAAATCCTGCAATCGTTAAGATTGTAGGATTTTCTTTATATATCAACGGTCACAGGTGTTTTAGGGCAGTAAAAATATTTTCCATAGGGTAAATAGAAATTGCTTTTCAAAGGGGTTTTATCTCAAAATTTACTCACGGAATTACTCACGAATTTTGCGCGGGTCAGGATGGGGCGGAAGTCTCGTCCGGGTCCGCGCTTTTTTCTTTTCCACGGTTTTCGTAGAACTGGTACATCTTGTCCTGCTTGGTCTCGATGTCCTTCTGGTAGAGGTGGGTATAGACATCGTGCATGACCGTGTAATCGGACCAGCCGCCGATGCGCATACATTCTTCCTCCCGATAGCCAAGGTGGTAGGCGAGGGAAGCAAAACTGTGGCGAAGGCCATGGACGCCGACCTCCGGCAATCCGGCATCTGCACAGATGCGATTGATAGATCGTATGAGCGAGTTTGGGGCGGTGTGGGAGATCAGATCGTCGGGGGCAGCGTCCTCCGGTTTTACGAGAAGTTCCTCGAGGCGGGGGATCAGGATGGGGACCGTCCGGGCAGAGGTTTTGCTTTTGGCGGAGTTTTTGATGACGTACTGGTTATGCTCATTGGGGACCAAGACCTGGTTAATGGTAAAGCAGTGATGGTCCAGATCGACATCCTTCCATCGGAGAGCCAGCAGCTCACTGCGGCGCAGGCTCATGAGGGCCAGCAGAGATTCCGTTTCAATGCGGTTGCCGCGGCAGGCGTCGCAGAAGGTGAGAATCTGGTCCGGGTCCAGCCATTTCCGTTCGTGGATCTCCTGCTGGGGGAGCTTGACCTTCGGCACGTCCAGACCGCTTTCCCGCAGAACGGAGCCGACAAACAGCCAAGCGTTTTTCAGCGTCTTGTATTTGCATAGCGGTGCCTCGTTGTCGCACACCTTCTGCCAGTCGATCCCATTGTGGAGGGTCAGGTCCGCCACGCTCTGAAAGCGGTTTTTCTGGACAATGCGGTAGGCCCGTATAGTAGTCGGGGAAAGGGAATTTTGCCGCCGGTCAATATAATGGTCAATGGCGGTACGCAGGGTAAGCCCTTTTTCAACGGATTGCTTTTTGACCTCAAGGAAGCCGGCGCGGATGGCGATGGCCTTGGCCGTGCACAGCTCCGGTGTCTTTTCCGTGATGGACTGCTTTTCCTGACGCAGTTGGATGCGCCACATCCCGGAAGGCAACTGGGCGGGGGCTGGGACTTTGATCTCGTCCTTCTTTTTTCGCTCCCTGATCTGGCGTTCACCGCACCACTTGCAGAAGATAGAATCATCATCAATGACACGCTTACAGTTTTTGCATTTCATGCGCACACCTCCCGTGTGTATCAGCCGTGGAAGAACCCAAATTCCAGACAGTGCAGGTCCAGATAAACGGCGTAAGCCACGACGAAGATCAAAAGGACCAACATCCATCGCAAAAGACGGTCCCGGTTGCGGATGCCGTGGGACTGACGTTCCACAAATTCCCGGAGAAGTTCGTTCTGGGCGTTCAGGCCGTTGATCTCCTGACGGTAGACGTCCAGTTCCCGGCTTACGATTTCCTCAATGGTTTCCGGGGGCGGAGAATCTTCTGTTGGTTCCATCCCCAAAAACTGATCAATGGAAATTCCGAGAAAAGCGCAAATGGGGCCGAGGGTTTCCAGCGTAGGGGAATGGGTGGTGGCGCGGAACATATTGTTTACCGTGTTGAGAGGAACCCCGCTGCCGTCCGCGATTTCCTTGTTTGTGATGTGTTTTTCCTCTTTTGCCGCGCGGCACTGGTCGATCAATGACAGCATACGAAGTGTACCTCCTTGTCAAAATTGCCAAAATGTTTAGTCTGACAGTAGAAATCGTGTGTATCAGCGCTGAAATCGTGTGTATTAAGACTATCAAACTTGAAGCCTTGATGGTACGATAAAAGCAGACCTACCGCACCCCCAGGCGGATGGTCTGCTACGGGCCGCCGCTTTCGTGGCTGGGGCGGCGGCTCTCCATCACAGCTTCAGGGGGGCGGAAGAAAAACGGAACGGATGGGGAGAAAGGACTTGTATGTGTAGAAATGGAATCAACAGGAGCGGACCTTCATACCGACGCGGGTCTCCGTAAGGAATTGAAACACCAGATCAAAGGACTGTCGGATGAAAGCATGAAAAAGCTGTGGGAAGCTATTCAATGCGGGGTGTTTGGCGCACCGCTGGAAACCGGAAGTTAGGTAGTGGGCTTCCCCTGACGGCTTTTTAAAAACTCAACGTACTGAGCAAGGTCGGCCAGCTGGCTATCCTCGCAGGAATCGACAAAATCATAGATGGCTTTCGCATAGCCGCTGCCCGTCCCGCTTTTTGCGGGGCGGGTATTTTTTTTCGCCTGCTCCGCCGCGATCTCGATGTTCTGAATGAAGGTCAAGTCATGAAGGGATTCACGCAGACCGTCGATCTCAAAAGCAATCTTGTCCGCTTCCTCCGCCGTAGCGGTTTTCAGTGCCTTTTCCAGCTCTGCCAATCGAAAAGTGTATTCGTCAATTTGAGCATCAACAGAGATTCCCAATATATAGTCTGTCGAAAGGTTAAAAGCTGCGGACAGTTTTGTTAAATTTTTAGATGATAAATCGTTCGTTCGATTATATTTTAGGTCCGTCAGTGTTGCGCGAGGAACACCAGAAGCCTTGCACAACTCTGTAATATTCTTGTAGCCCCGCTCTGCGGCTATTTTTTCAATGCGTGCGTAAAGCGGATTGATCTCAATTGACGATTTAGCCATAGTATTTCTCCTTGTTTTGTGCATATCGTCGAATTACGAAATTCCGTAAATTTAGGCTTGACTATTATGGCAAACCGTAATAAAATGCAAGGTAAAGACGGAACTCCGTAATATTCGTTTTTTGTACCCACAATACAATGATATTACTGATTTCCGTAATTGTCAAGTGATAAAGGAGTGTGAAAAAGAAGTTTATGGCGAAGATTACGGAATACGGCAAAAAAATCAAGCTGTGCCTGCTTGATATGGACCGAACACAAACGTGGCTCATTTCGGAAGTCCATCAAAAAACTGGGTTGTACTTTGACGATTCGTACCTGTATCGAATTATGTACGGAACGCTCAGAACGCCCAAGATCATTGCGGCCATCAATGAAACCCTTGGTATCAAGGAGGGTGACGCGAATGAATGAGTTGCAAGTTTTTTGCTATCAAGGCAATGAGGTACGAACCGTGGAAGTCAATGGCGAGCCGTGGTTTGTCCTGAAAGATGTGTGCGCGATTCTAAACATTGAAAATCACAAGGACGTGCTGAAACGTTTGGATGCTGATGAGGTGGGTAGATTTAATCTCCCCCACCCCCAAAACCCAGACAAGCTGATTGAAATGGTCTGCGTCAACGAGAGCGGCCTATACAATGTGATCCTTCGTTCGGACAAGCCGGAGGCAAAGCCGTTTCGAAAGTGGGTCACAAGCGAAGTCCTCCCATCCATCCGAAAGACTGGCGGTTACGGTCAAAAGGTGCTATCCCCCGTGGAGATGTTTGCCATGCAGGCCCAGATCAATCTGGAGCAGGAGCGGCGGCTTGCGGCTGTTGAAAACCGGCAAGACGAACTGACCTTACAGGTTCAGCACAATTCCGATGCAATGGATAAGGTCACAGCCGCTTACACCGCCCCTCTGGCATCCGGCGAGACATGGCAGGAAAGCGCCAACCGCACCGTCAACTCCCTTGTGGAGCAGTACGGCCTGAACCACCAGAATTTCCGCCGGGATATTTACGCCGAGTTGGAATTTACCGCCGGTGTCGATCTCCAGCAGCGTGTCACCCGCTTGCAAAGCCGCATGAAGGCAAACGGAGCCACCGTCACCCAATGCAGAGCCGCGTCCAAGCTCACTGTGATCGCGCAGGACAAGAAGCTGCGGGCCATTTTTGACGGCATCCTGCGCCGACGCGCCCTGAAATTTTCTGCCGCAAGAGAACAAGCCTGACCCTTATCCGGCAATCTTCTCAATTTTGAGATTGGGTTATGGAGTATTAAATCACGAAAGGAGGCGGCGGGATGCCGCGTGTAAAGCTGGGGCGGAAGCCCAATGACGAGGTTTTGATCTCACTGCTGTGGGGCAGGCAGGCCGCCATGGGGATGCCGGTGGGCACGATGGCGGAGAAGGCGGGCATGACACCGCAGACCCTACGGTCTCGGAAGAAGTCCCCGCAGGACTTTTCGCTGAAGGAACTGCTGAAGCTGGGACGCGCACTGGACATTCCCATTGAGGAACTGCGAGATGCCATCCGCTATTAACGAAGGGAGCAAGAGGACCATGACACCGACGAATATCAGCGCAAAGACGCTGGAAGCCATTGAAAAGGCACTGGCCCACGGAGACCGGGTGGAGCTGATCCCGGTGAAGGACGGTGTAAAGGTGATCCGCGTCCGGCGGGACGAGATCAAGTAAGCCTATGGGAAAAGTGAATGAGATGCCTGTCCCTAAGCGTTGGGGCAGAGGAGCAGAGCGTTGCTGATGGAACCGGGAGACCGGTGTCTATTCGGCGGCGCTTTTTGTTTTTGCTGTAAGGAGACGGAAATTTGATGAAAACCTTTGAGGAATACGAGGCGGAGGCCGCGTGGGAAGCCCATCTGGAAAACGCCCTTCGCCGTGCGCGGCGGGAAGCTGCGGAGCGGAGGCGTAAGGCCATCCGCAGAGCGGTTCTGCTGTGGGCGTCTGTGGCACTGGTGCTGGCAGCACTGTGGCTGACGCGGGAGACCGGGAAGCCGGAGCCGGAGGCACCGACCGTGACGGCGGGACGGCTGGCTGGGGACGAGACACCGGCGGTGGAGTACGCTTCGCTGGTCCTCTGGCAGGAGCTGGACCCTGAGACGGCCCCGCCGGTTCAGGAGGACTACGAGAACGAGAATATCGAAGCGGCGCTGTTTGACAGCGGCTACTTCCGGGCGGATGTTCCGCTGGACGGAGACCTGCAAAGCTATCTCCGGGCGGCCTGCGAGGAAAGCGGCGTGGAGTACACGCTGATGCTGGCGATTATCCGCAAGGAGACCGGCTACAAGAACGTGAAAGGGGACGGCGGGGACAGTTGGGGCTACTGTCAGGTGCAGCCCCGGTGGCACAAGGCCCGGATGGAGCGGCTGGGGGTCACAGACCTGATGGACCCCTTCGGAAATTTCCGGGTGGCCTGCGACTACATGGCGGAGCTTTTGAGCAGGTATGACGTAGAGAACGCCCTGACGGCCTACAACAGCGGCCATCCGGGACAAAGCGCTTATGCCAGAACCGTGATGAGGTATTGGGAGGAACTGAAAAATGGGTGAGTTGGTACGGCTGACTTTCCCGGACCGGACACAATGGCTGGAAGGACGAAGCCGGGGCATCGGCGGCAGCGAGGCGGCGGCGGCCATTGGGCGAAGCCCATGGAAAACGGCGCTGACGCTGTGGAAGGAGAAAACCGGGGCGCAAGCCGCGCCTGATCTCGGCGGCAACGAGGCCGTGGAGCTGGGGAGGCGAATGGAACCGGCCATTCGGGACTTCTTTATGGCGCAGTATCCCGGCTACGAGCTTTACTACGGTGCCTATGACATTCTCTACCAGAGCGACCGCCCATGGCTTTTTGCCACGCTGGACGGAGAACTGACGGAGACGGACACCGGACGGAAGGGCATTTTGGAGATCAAAACCTCTACGGTGAGCCGGGGGATCGACTGGGCGAAATGGCGGGACCAGGTTCCTGAGAACTATTTCACGCAGATCCTTCACCAGCTGCTTGCCACCGGGTATGACTTCGCCGTGCTATTCGCGGCACTCTATGATCTGTCCGGCAATATCACACTGCGCCGCTACGATTTTGAGCGGCGTGAGCACGAGGCGGACCTGAAATGGCTGCTGGAACAGGAGACGGCCTTTTGGGACCATGTGGAGGCGGGGACGATGCCCGCCCAGACTTTGATTTTGTAAGGCGCACAACTCCGAAAAATTTAAGAAAGACGAGGAGACATGAATATGGAAGAAAACGAGTTTCACATTACGGTGAGGAACACCAAAACCGGCAAGGTTTTGCTGGACAAAACCCCTGCGGCGTTTATCTGCATAGCTGTGGACGATGCAAATACGCAGGTATGCAGCGCCATTTCCACCACTAACGCGAATGTTCTGGTGAACCTGATTCACCGGACATTGCTTGAGGTCAAGCGTATTTGCAGAAAATTCCCGGCTCTGGAAATTCTTCTGCCGATCATTTCCTGCGCAGAAGAGGACGATGACAAGGAGGCGAAGGCATGATGCTGGTGAACATTCGTTACTACAAGCCCCTGCACAAAGCGTATGCGGGGAACGCCTTTACCTACCGGACGAGCCTGCCTCTGAACGTGGGGGACAAGGTGATGGCCCCCACCAAGGGCGGAGACAAGCGGGCCATGGTGGTGGAGATCAACGTGCCGGAGAGCCGTGTGGACGAGCGGATCATGCCGCTGCTGAAGGAGATCACGGACTATGACACCGGGGAACAGGAGGACGCAGACGCATGAGCAGTGCAATGGAATTTGCCATTACCACGGACCTGACTCCGCTGAAGGAGTTTAACATCTCCGCCAACTTTGAAGAGTGTCAGGCGTGGCTGGAAGAGAATCTGGCCCCGTACCGGGGCATGGTAGTGACGGAGGAGGCCATCGGTGCGGCGAAGAAGTACCGGGCCAACATCCGCTCCGTGGCCGCACGCATCGACGAGTGCCGCAAGATGGCAAAGGCGGCGGCGCTGGCAAGCTACGCCCCCTTTGAGGGGAAGTGCAAGGCGCTGACGGCCCTGTGCGACGAATCTGCCGCCAATCTGGACGGCCAGATCAAAGCCTTTGACGAACGGCGCCGCACGGAGAAACTGGACGCTATCCGGGCCTTTTTTGATGAGCGCATCGGAGAGCTTGCGGAATTTCTCCCGTGGGAAGCGGTTCTGGACAAGCGGTGGGGCAACGCCACCTATTCTGAGGAACAGGCCCACAAGGACATTCTGGTGGCGATCAGCAAGTGCGACAGCAGTATTGCCGCCATCCGCGGGCTGAACAGCGAGTTCGAGACCACGCTCTTGGAAGAGTACAAGCAGTGCCACGATCTGCCCACGGTGCTGAAAAAGGATCAGGCGCTCAAGCGGGTGAAGGAGATCGAGGAACAGCGGAAGGCGGAACAGGAACAGCGCAGACAGCAGGCCGAGGCTGCGCGGGCGGCGGAGGAAGCCGCCAGAGCGGAGCGGGTGCAGGCCGCCGTGGAAGCGGCCAGAGCCATTCAGACGGAAGCACCGGCACCGGCACCGGCGGCGGAGGTACAGCCGAAGCGCACGGCTCCGCAGACCGTCACTCTTTCGTTCCGGGTGACGGGCACGGTGGAGCAGCTGAACGGGCTGCGGGATTATATGCTGGCCAACGGCATCACCTTTGGCCGCGCGGACTGAATAAGGGAGGAATTTTGACATGAAAGCAACCAACAGCTTTGCGGCCCAGACCCAGCGGGACAAGCCCACGTTTTCCATGGCCATCGCGGCCCCCAGTATGCAGAAGATGATCCAGAGCGCTCTGCGGAGCGACAAGGCGGCGGCACGGCTGACCTCCACCCTGATCTCCGCCGTGAATGCCAGCGAACAGCTGAGAGCCTGTGAACCCAGCACCATTGTGGCGGCGGCCCTCCGGGGCGAGGGCATGGGCCTGATCTTCGGCCATGGCTACTATGTGGTTCCCTACGGGACTACCGCAACGTACATTCTGGGCTACAAGGGATACATCCAGCTTGCCATGTCCACCGGGTTTTATGCCGACATCGACTGCACGGACATTCGTGAGGGCGAGATCGAGGGGCGGAGCCGCCGGACGGGCAAGCCCATCGTGAACCTTGCCAAGTATGAGAGCGACGAGGAGCGGCAGAGTAAGCCTATTATCGGCTACTACGGTTACTACGAACTGAAGGACGGGACCTTCCGTTTTGAATACTGGCCCATGGACCGGCTCCTTCGCCATGCGGACCGGTACTCCAAGGCATTCAGCTATGAGAAGTTCAAGGCCATGCAGAGTGGGGAGATGAACCCCAAGGACGTGGAAAAGCTGCTGAACGGTTCCCCTTGGTATGATCCCAACGGTGGGCAGGACCGGATGTGCCGCAAGACGATTCTGCGGCAGCTGCTGAACAGCGGCTACGCGCCCTTGTCCCCGGAGGTCAAGACCCAGCTCATGGAGGAAGCCAGCGCCGAGGACGAGGGCATGATCCCGGATATGCCCATGCCGGAGCGCACGGTGGCATCTACCGGAGAGGTGGTGGAGACTGCCCCCGTGTCTGTGGAAGCCCATCAGGAGACCGTGGAGAGCGAATCCGGTATGGTTACACCACCAAAGGCGGAAAAGATTGCAGAGACCCATCAGAAGGCGCAGGACGATGGTATGGACTATGCGGCCACCTTCTTTGGGGAATGAGGTGAGGAACCATGCTGATTTCCATTAAGACGCGGGAGGAGGACGGGAGCCGGTACATGATGTGTGCCGGCACCGTGACCCGCGAGGTCAAGACCGGGGCCACCGCCAAGGGGACACCGAAAGCGGAATTTGGCATGAAGTACGCCAAGGGCGAGTTCATGAACGTGTCTGCCGTGGGGGACGATGACGTGACCCGCATGGCGGCGTGCCTTGAAAAAGGGGATGCCGTTCTGGTGTGCGGCGTGTGGAAAACCCGGAGCTACACCACCCGTGACGGGGAACAGAAGGAGTGGAGCGAGCTGCACGCGGAGTTTGTGGCCCCGCAGGCGGTGATGGCGGCGGTGCTGAAACTGCTGGCGGTTGGAAGCGGAAAAACGCCCGCTTCCGAACCGACGAAGCCTATGGAACACAGTGGCAGTCAGGCGGGATCCCTTGACAGTCAGGAGGACGCCGTTTTGCCGTGGGACCAGCCCGCAGAGGACGAACCCTACGATTATGTGCCGCAGATTTAGGGGGTGAGCCAGATATGGCGAGTGATGTGAAGTGGATCAAGATTACCACGGACATCTTTGACGATGAAAAGGTCCTGATGATCGAATCCATGCCCAGTGCAGACAGTATCATCGTGATCTGGTTCAAATTGCTGGTGCTGGCTGGGAAGCAAAACAACAGCGGCGTGTTTATCCTGAACAACCGCATTGCGTACACGGATGAAATGCTGGCATCCATCTTTCGGCGGGATATTGGCCTTGTACGGATGGCCCTTCGGACCTTTGAGCAGTTCGACATGATTGAGATTGTAGACGATGTGATCACGATCCCGAACTGGGGGAAGCACCAGACGTTAGATTCTTACGAGAAAAAGAAGGAGCGGGACCGGATTTATCAGGCGAAGCGGCGGGCAAGCCAAAAGCGGCTGATTGAAAAATCGTCTGACACATCGCTCGACCGCCATGCCGACCAGTCGCTACCTGTCGCTGTTTCAGAAGAAGAAAGAGAAGTAGATATAGAAGATATATCTTCTTCACTACGTTCAGAAGATATGGGGGGCAGTGCCCCCAGTGAGCCAAAGGCACCGGAGAGCGGAAAGCGGACGGCGGTGAAATTCGTACCGCCCACGCTGGAAGAGGTGGAAGCCTACGCCGCGTCCAGGCAGAGCACGGTGGACCCCCGTCGGTTTTTTGAGTATTTTAACACCCCAGACGCGCAGGGCCGCTCGTGGAGGGACAGCAAGGGCAACCCGGTGAAGAACTGGAAGCAGAAGTTCCTCACATGGGAAGGCCGGGACAGAGGGAAGGGAAAGCCCGCCCCGGCGGCATCCCGGACGGACAAGCCCCGGAAAAGCTGGACGGAGCTGGCAGCGGAGATGGACGCGGAGGAGGGCCGCACAACATGACCAGACAGGAGACAGGCATCATCATGGACATTTTGACGGCGGCCTATCCCCGGTTTTACAGCAGCACCACCGGGCCGGATATGCGCAACGCCATCAAACTGTGGGCGGATATGTTTGCCCATGACGAGGTGGCGCTGGTGGCGGCGGCGGTAAAAAGCGTGATCGAAAGCGACGAAAAGGGCTTCCCGCCCACCATCGGACAGGTAAAAGCCAAACTTCGCCTGCTGACGGAAAAACCGGAAATGACGGAGGCCGAGGCGTGGGGTCTGGTGGCAAGGGCCATCCGAAACGGGCTGTACGATGCGGAGGAGGAATTTGAGAAGTTCCCGCCGGTGGTACAGCGGATCGTGGGCAGTCCAAACACGTTGCGGGAGTGGGCGCGGATGGACACGGAGACGGTGCACAGCGTAGTGTCCAGCAACTTTCAGCGCAGCTACCGGGCCATTTCCGCACGGGAACGGGAGATCAACGCTTTACCTGCGGAGGTCCGGGCGCTGGTACAGCGGATCGGCACCGGGCCGGAGCCGGAGAAGCTGGCGGCGCCTGAGAAAAAGGCCCTGCCGGCGGCGGAAGCGAAACCGGAAGCCGAGGCGGTGAAGCCGCCGGAATGGTTCAAGGATGCGGTACGGCCCCAGCGGCGCAGCCGGGATGAGGTGATGGCCTATCTCCGGGGGGAGGCTGGGGACAATGGCGGGTAACTTTACACTGGAAAGCTGTATGCGGAGATACAGGACGCGGGAGGAGTTGGAGGACCCCTCCAACAGCCTGCACAAGTGCTGGTCCTGCAAGCTGGCCTATGGGCAATGCGAATGGAGCCGGGTGGACGAAAAAAGTGGAAAGGTCCGCTTTGAGGACGTTCCCGGCTGGAAGGTCCGGCGGAGATCCCGCATGGATCGGGACGGACTGGTGGAACGGGTACAGGTGCTGGATTGCCCGAAATATCAGGAGGAAAAGCGATGAGTGTTTGTTTGGATGACCTAAACAGCCTGCCGGAGCGATACCGGAAGCAGGTACAGCAGCAGATGCAGGCCCAGCAGATCGACCGGACGGCCAGGGTGATGGCCCAGTTTGTGACGGAGGAGAAGGGAAAGGCGGAAGCGGCGGCGGAGGGTAAGCGCAAGCACCACAACCACCCCACCGCCCGGACCCTGCCCAACGGAACGGAACACACCTTTGACAGCCGCAAGGAGGCGGCACGGTATGACGAGCTGGTACTGCTCAGCAAGGCCGGGGCCATCCGGGATCTGCGGCTTCAACCCCAATTCACGCTGAAGGAAAGCTACATCACGGCCAACGGCGACCGAAGCCGCGCCGTGACGTATCGGGCGGACTTCTCCTACGAGGATCGGGGGAAGGACGGCACATGGCATTTGGTTGTGGAGGACGTAAAAGGCCCCTCTACGAAAAAAGACAAGACCTACCGCATGAAGGTGAAGATGATGCAGGACATCAAGCACATCACCGTGCGGGAGGTATGAACGGAAAGGAGATATGCCCGGTGGAGACCGTAACTGTGATCGTGCGGGCCGTGCTGCCATGGGACAGCGCGGACGGGAAAGACCGGATCGAGATATGCACCCATGACCGGCAGAGCCAGATCGACTACTGCCTGAACCAGTGCCCCTATGCGGAATGCGTGAACTGCGCGGGCGGAGGTCGGACTACCAGCCGCGGCGGGCGGCCACCCCTTCTACGGGAAGCGGAAATGCAGAAGCTGCGGGAGCTGCTGGAAGCACGGACAGACCCGGCGGACATTTGCCGGGAAATGCACATGGACGCGGATTTTCTAAGTCGGTGCAAACGAAAGCTGCGGAGGGAAAGAAAACGAGACGATTATTTGAAAATGCAAGAGGGGGTGATTTAGGTGAAGCATTATGGAGATGTCACAAAAATTCACGGAAATGAAGTAGAACCCGTGGATTGTGTGATAGGTGGTTCACCTTGTTAGACAGGATCTTTCCATTGCTGGAAAGCGGGCGGGGCTTGCCGGGGCGCGTTCCGGCCTGTACATGGAGCAAATACGGATTATCAAGGAGATGAGAGAACGTGACAGAAGAATGGGGCGAACAGGTGAGTTTGTGCGACCTCGGTATATGGTCTGGGAAAATGTTCCCGGAGCCTTCTCAAGCAACGGCGGAAAAGACTTCGCAGCCGTCCTCGAAGAAGCCATCCGCATCGCAGAACCGGAAGCCCCCGATATTGAAGTGCCTGAAAAAGGTTGGAACACCTGGGGGGGATACCACGATGAAATGGGAGGACGATGGAGCGTTGCGTGGCGAGTGCTCGACGCGCAACACTGGGGAGTCCCCCAACGTCGCCGTAGAATCGCGCTTGTCGCAGATTTTGGAGGCGACACCGCATGGGAAATATTGTTTGAGCGGCAAAGCATGTCAGGGTATCCTGCGGAGAGCGGAGCGGCGTGGGAAGGACCTGCCTCCGGTGCTGAAAGCGGTTCTGCTTACGCAGTCCGAATCCGGGGAGGATGCGACGGAGGCGGAAAAGGAGCCTTAGTCCAGACGGAGAAAAGCGGGACGATTAAGGCAGGGAATGATCAGACGATTTTCTGCCTTCAAGGAAACGCAATCGACCGGGCTGATACCGCAGAATGTAACGGGAAGGGCTGGAAAGAAGATGTCTACTATACGTTGAACACTATTGACCGTCCGGCGGCCTGCGCCGGTCCGGACTGTCTTACTCCGTGGGATTGCCAGAGCAAGCGGGTATACAGCGAAGCCGGTGTGATGCCAACGTTGCAAGCCGGAGAAAACAGCGGCCAGAATCAGGAAGCCGTACTGTGTGCCGGGTTTAAGCTGGGGAACAGTGAACAGGCCAGGAGCATCGGATACGCCGAGGAACAGGCCCCTACGCTGAACGCAGAGTGTGGGGGGAACAAACCGGCGGTGCTGTGCCTGAACGATCAAGGCGGTAGCATGATGGGCGTGAGCCATGATGTTTCCGGGACGCTGAGAGCACAGGAGCATGGGCACCAACCGGCAGTAATCGCTTTTGCGCAAAATCAGCGCGAAGAGGTTCGCGACGTGGGGGGTAAGGCAGTGTCACTTGCTGCGGAGGCCGGTATGCACTGCCAGACGTTTGTGGCGCTGGATATGTCTCACGCCTGCGACGTCATCCGGGACTGCGGCGAGGTAGCGCCCAGTCTGCAAGCCCGGATGGGAACCGGCGGCAAGCAGATTCCGCTGACGTACCAGAAAACAACCGGAACTTTATCGCCCGGAGCGCATCCGGGGAGCTACAACGGGCAGGATGCTTACAACGATATGCTGGTATGCGGAGCGGCTGTACCGGATATTGCACACACGCTAAAGGCAAAAGCAAACTGCGATTTCAGGGAAGATTCGGAAACATACCCGGTGCAGAATCGAGTGGTTCGCCGTCTCACACCGCTGGAATGCGAACGCTTACAGGGGTTCCCGGACGGATGGACAGATATTGGAGATTGGGTTAAAACAGATAAACGCGGGCGCAAAATAAAAGTGAAAGGAAGTGCGGACAGCCCCCGGTATAAGGCACTGGGAAACTCCATCGCCCTGCCGCCGTGGAAATGGCTGTTGAAACGGCTGTGCGGAAACTACGAGCGAAATGCGACTATGGCAAGTTTGTTTGATGGTATCGGCGGGTTTCCGCTGATCTGGGAGCAGCTGAACGGCTACGGAACGTGCCTATGGGCCAGCGAGATTGAAGAGTTCCCAATCGCCGTGACCAAACGGCGGTTCGGCACGTTAGAGGAACCGGGAGACATGGGACGGTTTTTGTTCCCATGCGGAAACGAAAGGAGCGGGACATGAAGCACGGCAACGATTACTGGGAACAGGAAGCCTACTGGGAACTTGAACGGCGGCGGGCGGAGAAGAACCGCAAAACCAGAGAACAGCGGCGGCGGGAGCGGGCGGACACCTCCGCCATGATCGGCGGAATTTGCTTTTTACTGCTGCTGGCGGTTCTTTTGTCGAAGGTCATACTGGGAGGCGGTACGCTGTGAACAGGGGAAATCGGAGAGCGGGGGAACACCGGGCACTGGGACCGTGCGCCCTGTGCGGAATGCACAGTGGGGAGCGGATGGAGGACGCGGCGCCACCCTTTGACTTCGCCGTGGTGTGCGCTTCCTGCGGGGCGCGGACCAGACCGTATCACGGCCTGAACTGCGCCACAAAAGCGTGGAACCGGGGTGATGTTTACCGCCCGGAGAAAGGAAAACACCATGTATCACTGTGAAACCTGCGGTGCGGAGTTTGAAGCGCCGATGATCTTAGACCGGTCGGAGCCGAGACCGGACTGCTTTTTTGAGCGGTTTCGGAAGGTGGGCTGTCCCTATTGCGGGAGCCAGTATTTCAACGAATTGGACGAGGAAGGGGAGGCAGAATGATGGATGCTGTGGAGTTTTTGGACAAGGTTGACCGTCTCAGCAAAAGGGGATCTACCGAAGAAAAAATGCGCTACACCGATTATAGGGCAGCAGGAGATAACGTAGGGGCGGTGAAGTTTGTCGAGCGGTGGGCCGTCGCGCACCCCATCAAAACCAGACAGAGCGAGTTCTTGAAGCAGTGGCCGGATGCGAGTATTGATGATCTTGGTGTGCTAAAAGTGTGCCCCTCTCCAATTTCTACATCGCATAGGAACGCACATGGAGGATGTACATATAGTGGTGGCAACTGCTCTGGCTGCCGCCGCGAGTTCTGGCTTGCGGAGGTGGAGGACGTATGAAACTATTGATCGGCGGAAGTCCCTGCACACATTGGAGCATCGCACAGACGAAGAACCGCGAGACAGAGGCCAGCGGCATCGGCTGGGAGCTATTTCTAAACTACCGTATCGCCCGCGACAAGTACAAGCCGGATTTTTTTCTCTACGAAAACAACAAGTCCATGTCGCCCGCTATCCGGGCGCAGATCACGGCGGAGTTAGGCGTGGAGCCTGTCCTGATTAACAGCGCCCTGGTGAGCGCACAAAACCGCCAGCGGCTCTACTGGGTGGGAAAGCGTAACCCGGACGGCACATACAGCCAAGTGCCGGTGGAGCAGCCGGAGGACAGAGGCGTGTGCCTATTAGATGTGCTGACGGCTGATGATCTCGCACCATATAACGGAGGCGAGTTTAAGAAGCTAAAAACCGGCCTGCACGCAAAATTCGCGTCAACGTGGCAGATCGGAAAAACAGGGGACAGCGGCGGGCAGGCCGTCAGGGTTTATGACATCCTCGGCAAGTCTGTCACGCTTAAAGGTCTTGCCGGAGTGGGAGGTGCAAAGACGGGACTTTACAAGATTGGAGAAACCATCTTTTCCCTCAATGCAAAAGGGTGCGAAAAACTACAGACAGTACCGGCGGGGTATACATCGTGCGTTCCATCGAACATCGGAGTTACACTGCTGGGCAACGGCTGGACAGTGGATGTGATCGCCCACATTATGAGCCATTTTACCGGACTGACGGAGGAGTCGGTGGAAGTGCTTTCTATGTACGACGGTATGAGCTGCGGCCATATCGCGCTGGACAAGCTGGGCGCGGATGTTACTGCCTACTATGCAACCGAGATCGACAAGTACGCCATCCAAACCACACAGCACAATTACCCGGACACCGTGCAGTTGGGCGACGCGTTTCAGGTGCGGAACGATGATTGGAGGGTTAAGGAATGAGCGATTTGGAGCAGACCGCAATCGAGCGGCTGAAAGCGGCATCGGATATGAGCCTTCGGCTTTTTGAAAAACCGCTGGTGATCACCTACTCCGGCGGGAAGGACAGCGATGTGCTGTTGCATCTGGCAAGGGCCAGCGGCATTTCGTTTGAAGTATTGCACAGCCTGACCACGGTGGACGCTCCAGAGACGGTGCGCCATGTGTACGATACGTTTTATCGGCTGGAATGCAAGGGCATCAAGTGCGACGTGGACAAGCACGTCCAGCCGGACGGCTCCCGCGTAACCATGTGGAACCTGATTCAAAAGAAGCTCATGCCGCCCATACGCCTGATGCGGTACTGTTGCGCTGCCCTTAAAGAGGGAGGAGGCAAGGATCGGTTTATCGCTACGGGTGTTCGCTGGGCGGAATCCACAGCCAGGAAACGCCGTGGCGGCTTAGAGGTATTAACGTCTAAGCCACAAAACAAATTGATTCTATCAAACGATAATGACGAGGATCGCCGTTTATTTGAAACGTGCCAACTAAAGGGGAAGCGGGTGGTGAACCCCATCATCGACTGGCAAGCGGCAGATATTTGGGATTACGTCGGCGTAGAAAAAATATCCATGAATCCGCTGTACTGCGAGGGATTCTGCCGGGTGGGCTGCATTGGCTGTCCCATGGCATCCAAAACCAGAATCATGGAATTTGCCCGCTATCCAGAGATCAAGGCAGCGTGGATACGTTCGTTTGACAAAATGTTGATAATACGGATCGAACGGGGCATGGAGGCATACTCTTGGCGATCCGGCGTGGATGTATTCCACTGGTGGATGGAGGACGGCGTTCTGCCGGGACAGGAAGTGCTTGGGGGGTTTGAGGAATGACAAACTTTGAGTTTTACACGAAAAACGCAGCCAGATTGGGGGAGCTGATCGAAAAAGCCGTGGATGACGCGCTGGAAGCAAAGGGCTGCTCACTTGATCTGAAATACCCAGAGAAGCTATCCAATGCCGATGATACCCGCATGGTGACGTGGGCAAGCTGGCTGAATGAAGAAATGTAGGGAGGAACTATGAGAGATACAAACCTCGTAAATGCGCTGCGTGAGCACGCGGAATGGCAGCGCGGCAACGAATGGGAGACGCCGATCACGCTGGGCGATGATCTGACAGAAGCCGCCGACCGGATCGAGGCGCAGGCGAAGGAGATTGACGCCCTGCGGAACGAACTGTGCCTGAAATGCGGAAACTACACGCAGGCCCATGAGGGGGCATGTAACGGATGCCGGTGGAGGAGATAAGAAGATGGAACGATTAACGAATAAAGCCTGGCGAAATTTTGACCCCTGGGAGTGCTGTGGTCAAGATAAATACTGCCAAAGAGGTTGTCATGATCCCGGCGGATGCACAAAGGGCTGTATTGTCCCTCAGCTGTATGCGCGGTTAGGAGCTTACGAGGACACAGGGCTGACGCCCGGGGAAGTCAAGTCAATGCAAGAGGAGCACTTTAGCGGTCTGGAAATGGCAAAATTGCACAGCGCGCTCATGGAACTCAAAAAATATCAAGAAGCCGACAGAGCCGGTCGGCTGATGGTCCTGCCGTGCAAAGTGGGTGACACGCTATGGGTGACTGGCCGTGACAATGTGCCGCGAGAAATGGAGCTTGAAGCCCCGGACATCAGAGCTGTTTGCACGGATGAGGATAATCTGTGTATGTCAACGTGCAATCGCAAGCCGGACGGGTTCTGCGCGTATCGTCTGCGTAATGATGGTGCAGACATCGGCAAGACCGTATTCCTTACCCGCGAGGAGGCGGAAGCGGCATTGGAGGCGATGAAGGATGCATGACCTAAAACCGTGCCCGTTTTGCGGCGGAAAACTGAACTTTTACCGGGAGAACTATGTAAATCGTTTCGGAAAGCGCATCATTGAGCAATACTGGATGCACGATGATACAGATTGTGTCCTTAACGACATAAATCAGCCTTTTGTTTTAGGGGCTGGAGACGCAAATCCGGAAACGGGTTATCCGGGAGAGTATGCTGAAAAATGGAATAGGAGGGCTGACAATGACACTAACTGAGATGTTTACCATTTGCGAATCATGTGTTTATGCGCCATGCCTCTGCGGGAATGACCCTGCGAACTGCGTGGCGTATGTGATGAGAACTTCTGACAATGGATGAATACATTGGGCGCGATGAATTTATCGAGGCGGTGAAAGATATTCCAATGTGGGGCAGTGTGGCAGCCATGTTTGCGGATGGCATCCCCGCCGCCGACGTGGCCCCAATCGAAGCGCTGGAACGTCTGCGGGACGAGCTGTGCGAGCAGGATCTAATCACCATGGAGGGGCTGAGAAAGTTGAACACGCTGATTTGGAAATACACAACGGTGCATGACGGAGGATAACACATGGATGTTGCCGGAAGAAAAGTTGTCAAAACGAGGGTTGACCATGTTTGCTTTGGGTGTGGGCGAAAATTTTGCCGAGGGACTATGATGGAACGCAGTTGTGTTTTTGATGGAACTCCGTGGACGTGTTATCTATGTGAGAGTTGCCAAAAAGCCTCTGCGGAGCTGGGCTGGCAGGATGAGTACGGATTCGGAGACCTTCGTGAACGTGCGCTTGAGATTGAGAGGGCCAAGATGGACGGAGGTGACAACACTGAACGTTGAGCGCCCGGCTTCCTGCGAAAGTGCGCTGCGTGGGCTGCAGCATCAACTCATCGACTGAAAGGAGATATTAAACTATGCAGTTAGAAGTAGCCGTTGAAATTCAGAAGGCTTACAGCAAGCTCACGTCTGGGCAGGTCCCCTTCACCAAGAAGAATATGTGTGCGATTTTGGCGCCACTTAGAGACAAGTACGGCCTGACGGACAGGCAGGTGCTGGCAGTTGCTCGCAACGAATTGTCCTTGGAAGAAATCATGCTGCTCAACCAGACTCAGGAGGAGACGAAGCAGCATGGATAAGTACATCTACGGCAAGAGAAAGGACGGAGGTGCTGAATGAAACGGAAAGACTGGCTGATTATAGCCTTTTGGACGCTGGTCATAGCCGCTGGCATTGCGTTTATCGTGTTTTATTTCAAAAGCATTTTAACCGCCGACATTCCACTGTGGCTGAAACTGCACTTGTTAAGGGGGAAGTAAGATGGCCAAACAATCTGGATACTTGCAACGGTGGGAGAACGAGACCAACCGGCTGCTTCAGGCAACGATGGTTATAACCTCGCAATATGACATTGATACATTGCAAATCGCAATCCACCAGTCGGAGGGCTGGGGCTATGACCGCATTATGAGGCTTACCGAAGCATGGGCAGAGGTGAGAAAAGAATACAGACCGGCGCTGGACTACAAGAATCCGGCGGCGGACGTGTGTCAGGAGCACATGGACCGGGTGTTGAAAGAGATCATCCGGGACAAGGCGGAACTGATTCCGCACGCTGAGCGGTACAAAGATTTGAAAAAAGTGACGTATGGAGGACGGAAATGAAGATCGGGCAGACGGTAGAGGCGAAGTTCAAGACGCTGCCGGTGGAGCGGGCGAAAAGTGAGCGGTCAAGCGTGGAGCTGTGCCCGATGCGGACGGGGCGGGTGACATGGGTACACCCCAAGGGACGGTTTATCACCGTGACGACCAAAACCCTTGGCGGGGACGTGACGGAGAACTTTTTGCCCGGAGAGGTCCGGGCAGTCTGAGAAAGGGGGCGGAGGACATGGCAGAGACGCTTGTAAATTTTGTGCTCCTGCTTGTAGTGGTGGGCTTTGCGGTCTATGAGGCGAGCAGCGGAAATATTGCCATGACGGTATACGCCTGCACACTGCTGGCGCTGTTTTCTTTGCTTTGGAAGATGGAAAGCATCGAACGGCGCCTGAAACGGCTTTGCGAATTGCTGGAAGGGGAGGGGGACGATGGAGAGGACTGAGGACCGCCGGGAACTGCCGGTCTACGCGGTACGGCTGCGGGAATTGCGGCGGGCCAGAGGCATGAGCAGCCGCCGGGTATCGGAATACTGCGGTATGAGCCACGGCATGGTAGGATTTTACGAAAGCGGCATGAAGGAACCGAAGGCGTCGGCCCTGATCACGCTGGCGGATTTTTACGGCGTGAGTGTGGATTACATCCTTGGCTTGGAGCCGGAATAAAAAATTTTTCAAGTGGCTACTAAAGTTTACCAAATCGGGAAAATCTTGTGAAATAATAGAGAGTGAGAAGAAATAAATTCTTTTCACTCTCTGTTTTTTTAGGGGAAGGAGGCCGTGAATGGAACTGGAACCGATGGATACAGCGGAACTGACTGCACAGCAGGAACGCTATGACGCCATTGCCCGTGCCACGAGCGACAGCCTTGCCCTTTTTTACTGCTGCATTGAATTTGACCGGCCCTTTGATATGCTGGCGGTGCCAAAGGAGCCGGACGTGGGCGAGAAGTGGATCGCCTATCTGGACAACCTGCGGCTGAAGAAGCTGGACACACGGCGGGGAGAACCCCTTGGCTTTCTGGACGGGCTGACGGACATTACCAAGATTTTTGGCGAGGGGCTGACCGCCGGGGAGTTTACCAAGGCGGTGGGCAACGAGAAGTCCGCCCGGAACCGGAAGGTGGGGACGGCACAGCAGAGGAAGAACTGGGGCGAGAACTCCGCAAAGAACCCCTACACCTCTGAGGACTATGACGAGCTGGACCGCATTTATGAGGCACTGTCCAGCGATCTGATGGCGGCGGGCGGCGTAAGCGTGAAGCAGGAGTTCATTCTGCGGGACTGCGCGAAGATGACGCTGGACCGGGACAAGATGCGGGCCATCGGCCAATATGACAAGGCGGCTAAGCTGAACAAGATGGTTCAGGATAACCTGTCCAGCGAGGGACTGCGGAAAAAGGACGCGAAGCCGATTGACGATCTGCGGATCGACAGTCTGGTGGAGGCACTGGAAAAGAAGGGACTTTTGAAAAACGGGAAACAATGTGACCCGGACGAAATGTTCCGCATTTTGTTTGGGCGATCCTGCAAATACCCCTACACCATGGACGCGGCGGAACAGATGCTCATGATCAACGAAAACCGGATGCGGCAGAACGAGGGGCGGCCTGAGCTGACCACCCTGCCGCCGGAGATGCGGCTGCGGGACGAGTTGGGGGAGTTTGCGGAGGAACCCAATGATCAGGAGAAGGAGGCATATCAGCGGCTTGGACTGGTGAAGATGCCTCCGGCGAAGAAAAAGCGGTAAGGAGGAGCCATGGCACGGCGGGCCGGAAAGGCATGGACAAGTTCGCAGGGCTGGGTCAGCGTGAAGCCCACGGCAGAGCGGGACTACACGGACTATGAGGATGCCTGGTGGGCCTTTCTGATCTGGGTGTTCCGGTGGTATCCGGACAAGCTGCTGGACCTTGTGCGGAGCGACGAAGCGGACTTCGCCAACGAGGAGATCATGCAGCGGGTGATGGTGCGGGCCTACGCCAGGAAACGGGAGGTGGCGATCACCGGAACCCGAAGCCTGACAAAGACCAGCACAAAGATGAAATACGCCATGGTAAACGGGCTGGTATGGCCGGGGACCCAGAGCGCATATTATGGTCCAAGCTACAAACAGCTTGCTGCCATCGGCGGGAAAACCTACCACCAGATTGAGCACGATTACCCCATCCTTGCCAAGCACTGGCGGGTCAGTGCGGAGAGCAAGGACGATTTCAAGATCGAGACGGACGGCGGAAGCGCCTTTTACATCTCCGCCATGCGCGGTGACAACCTGCATGACGTGACGGCGGAGGAGTACGCACAGGAAGAAAACCCGCCCTTCGACTACAACGAGTATTCCACCGTGGTGCTGCCGGCCGTGCGTCTCTGGCACAACATCAGCGGTGAGCGGGACAAAAACTTCGTAGGCTACAAGAAACACGCCATCACCAGCGCAGGGCGCAAGCAGAACCACGCGTTTCAGACCCGGTGCAAGGTGATGAAGAAAATGACCCAAGGGGAAAGCGCCTTTGCCATTGACATTTCATGGGAGAGCATCGTGCTCATGCAGATGCGGCCCTATGAATGGGCGCAGGGACTCCGGGAGGAACTGACGGCGGAAAAGTGGATGCGGGAAATGGAGAGCCGGTTTACCGGCGCAGACGAGTTCCCCGTGCTTTCCGACGAGGTGCTGACGGATTCCCAGCGGGTGCTGGTGATGGAGACGGAGCACTGCTGCAAGGACCCGCACCCCAAGCTGGACCCGGAGGAGGTTATTTACATCGTGGGCTATGACGTTTCCTACGAGGATTCGGCAAAGAACGCCAAATGCGCCTGCGTGGTGATAAAGCTGACCCGTCAGCGGGAATACCTGAAACGGGACCGCTTTTTGAAGCAGCTGGTCTACATTGACGATTGGCCCCCGCCGGACCAGAGCAAGGCCCAGGCACGGCGGCTGAAGGCCATTTGGAACCGATTCTGCTATGACGGCAGCCAAACCTACATCGCCATCGACTCGTGGCAGTACGGGCGCGGGGTGCTGGAAGATTTGATGACCGACTTGGGAGACGGCCTTCCGCCCCTGTGCGTGAAGAACCACGCGGCCTATGCGGCGGCGGAGCTGCCGGGGGCGATTCCGGTGATCTACCCCATCAAGGCAGGCGGCACCGGCGTGACGGACCCAGACTTTGAAATGCTGAAATACGCGCAGACGGAGTTTGAGCACCACAACGTTGAACTTCTGACGCTGAACGCCAACGAGGGCGTGGAGGCGTATAAGCGCGCCCACCGCATCCGGGACGATGACAGGGATTACCAGTTCGCACAGCCCTACCAGAAGTGCCGGGAGCTGTCCGGCCAGATACAGAACCTGAAGCTGGTGCCCAGCGGGGCGGGGATGAGCGAGAAGCGCATTTCCAAGGCCATCCAGCGCGATAGCTGGTCCGCCACGAAATATGCCCTGCGGCTGGCCCAGCTGATCGAGCGGGAGGAACTGCTGACGGAGATCCACGGAAAGAACAAGAGCGACTGGGCGTCGGCGCTGGATCGGTTCAAGGAAAACAAAGTGGCTCCGCCTATCAGCACCGGAGGCAGCGGACGGCTGGTGACGGCGCGGCGGGGAGGCCGGAGGTTTTGACAATGGCTCAACGGAAGAAACGATACCGGCTGTACGCCATGGGGCGGACCCGGAAAACGGAAGAGATCGCGTATAACACCCGGTTTTACCGGATCTGCGCAGGGTACATTCTGCTGTATCTCACCGGACGGAAAAAGCCGGAGGGCGCAGTGGAGGTGGCCGGGGCAGACCTGGACCGCCTGACAGACGGGGACCGCCTGTGGCTGGCGGACTGCAACACCATGATCCTGGCGGAAGCGGCGGCCCAAGCGGGCGTAACGCCGGAAGCAGCGGAGAAGCAATGGGTCAGCACTCTGGACCGGCTGGAATGGGAATTGCAAAAGGAGCGGGAACGCATGAAGGGAGGCGGGGAGCATGGACCTGCAAACTGAATTGAGGTCGGTGCAGTTCGCCTCGTACCCGAAGATATTCGGAAGGCTGCGGGAACTGGCGGCACAGTACGGCGATCTGCCCATGGACGCCGTAAGCAGCGCGTTTATGCGGGCGGCCAGCAGCACCTACACCCGGAATAACCCCTACATTCAGAACCGCCGGGTAAAGGCCATTTCTTCGCTTCCGGTGAATTACAGCAAGGACAAGGTGGCGGAGATGCTCACCGCACCGGACGGCAACGAACAGGGCCTGCGGCAGGTGGCCCACGCGCTGGAATGGACGGCGTATCCCCTGTTTCACACCCGGAAGGTGTACACGGAAATGCTGACCTACCACAGCTACATTGCCCCGGAGTACGCCACAGAGGAAGAAGCGAAGCGGGAGGACTTCCTGCGGGAATGGCAGCTTTTGGACAAGCTGCGGAAAACGCTGGACCCCAAGGCCACGGCCCATGAGATCGCGGGGCAGGTATTGCAGGAGGGGAAGGTTTTCTACTATCCACGGGTCAGCGTGGACAAGCCCCACAACAAGGTAAACCACGCCTTTTTACAGCAGCTCCCCAGCGACTGGGTAAAAATCGTTGGGTTCAACAACGTGTCAAAATACACGGTGGCGATGAACCTGATGTACTTTATGCAGCCGGGGACGGACCCGCTGCAGTTCGGAGACCTGCTGCTGCCCTATCTGGATGACTTCTACGCATCGGCGGAGCGGGCACCGGAGGGCACGGGGAAGCGGGTGATTTTCGCGGCGCGGGACCGGGTGGACCTGAACGTTCTGGAACAGCGGAGGAAGCAGACCGGAGGCCGCTTGGCGGGAGACCCGGAGGTATACTCCCAGAACGGGCGGTGGTTCTACTGGGTGACGCTGCCGGTGGACAAGATTTTCACCTTTGAGGCAGACGATGTATCCCGGAACGCCATTTCCCCGCTGGCGGGGCTGTATCTCTCTCTGGTGCAGATGGCACAGTACGAGCAGATCCAGCTGGAACTGGTGCAGAACCCCCTGATCGCCCTGTTTACCGGCGAGATCCCCTACAAGGATAAGTCCGAAATTACAAGCACAGAGGACGATTACCGGCTTTCCGACGCGGGACGGCGGCTGTTTGAGTACCTGTGGTATCAGATGCTGACAGAGAGCAACACCAGCGGGATCGGCTGGTTCACGGCCCCTGTGGAAAACATTAAAATGCACCAGTTGGCAGAAGCCCCCAGCGCCACCAAGATTTCCGCAGCCGGGTACAGCTACGCCATGAACAAGGCAGGGCTGTCCGCCATCGTACCCACAACGGAGGACCCCAAGGCAGGCATTGCACAAATCTCCCTGCAGATCGAAGGAAAGTTTGCGGAGTGCGTATACCGGGGCTACGAACGGATGATGGCCGCCATTATGGACAAGCTGAATCTGAAATATTCGTGGCGGTTCAGTTTGTTCGGGACCCTCTCCACCGAGGAGAAGCGGATGGAGGAAGCCAAGCAGGGCATGACCCTTGGCATCCTGCCCCAGACCATCATCTACATGGCTATGAACGATCTTTCCCTGCTGGACGATCTGAGCATTTCCAACGCCATCAAGGCAAGCGGCATCATGGATAAGCGTTTGCCGCTGGTGACAAGCTACAATGCCAAGCAGTCCGAAAGCGGACTCCCGCCCCAGGCGGCCCACGATCTGAACCCCGGCGGGAGACCCAAGGGGGACGGCACCGTGACCAGCGAGGGGCAGGAGGCGGACATTGACACCTACGGCGGATAGCCGAAGAAAAAGTGAACAGAGCACCCCGCTCTAAGCGGTGAGCGGGAGGAGCAAAGCGTTGCTGACGCCGGATATTCCGGCGTGGGCAGCGCTTTTTTTCAACACGAGAGGAGGAAACCACATGGCAAAGCTGCGGGACATTTACCACTACGAAAATCCCCGCTTTTCCCCGCTGCGGGACGCGGCGAGGCGGGCCACAGCGGCATACCAGAACGCCGCACGGGGACTGGACACGCTGAAAGAGTGGGTTCTGGTGGAGTTTGGACTGGTACACACGGCGGAGGCCATTCACCGTCTGGCCCACGAACAGCCCAAGCGGTTTGACGAGATTGGGGACATCCTTCACCAGCGGCACCTGATGCAGGAATACCCGGAGACCCCGGAATACCGGGAGCGGCCGGAGGACATGGACGGCGTTTTCGGAGAGGTGATCCGGCTGTTGGAGGACATTGAGGATGCCTTGCGGGACTGCGTAGCCGCCAGCGAAGAAGTGGGGCTGTATCCGCTGGCAAGGGAATTTGAAAACCTTCAGATGGAGAACAGCAAAAGCTACGAGACCATGCTCTACGCATGGCAGATGTATGACAAGACCGACGGCAGCGCCACCAGCTATGACAACTGGGTGGAAAAGCTGTTTGACGGAGAGGAGGCGTGACCATGCCGTTTCGGACAAGAGGAACCCCGCCGGAGCACGTAAAAATGTCCGGCGAACTGCGGGTCATGCAGCGGCTCAGTGAATACGAGTTCGGCGTGGAGCTGTGGGTCATGCGCTCCGGGCTGAATGAGAATCATTGGGATTTCCGCAATATGCGGGAGCACTACCTGACGTTTGTGGGTCAGCCCATTCTGTGTGCCTATGTGGGCCGCAAGGTGGGGGACGGACACAACATGAGAGAAGTGCGGGACCCCTACACCGGCGAGAAGGGCTACACGTTCATGGACGGAACGGCGGAGCGCATCGTAGGGACCCTATCCGACGATCCCAAGGACTTTTCCATTGTGGAAGAGGACGGGAACGAGTGGATCAGGGCAAAGGGCCGGCTATTTCAGTTTTACGCACCGGAATTGGTGGAAAAAATCGTGCGGACAGGGCGCATGGATGTTTCCGCTGAGACCGATACGAAAAAATCCCACATGGACGGCGAGAACGAGATCATTACGGATTGGGCGGGTCTTGGCGTGACCGTGCTGGGAGACGATGTGCCGCCGGCAATTCCGGGGGCGCGGATCAAGGCGCTGAGTGCCATGCAGGAAGAGTTTAAGACATTGAAATTGCGGGCGGCGTCTCTGGACCCCGGAAAGGGAAGCAACGAAACGAACGAGAGAAAAGGAGTGAACATCATGAGCAAGAAGGCAATGGAGGCCATGTCCGAAAAGTTCAAGGGCTACCGCGTGGTCGCTCTGAGCGAGGACGGGATGCACGTTGGCCTCGTGGACTCTGCCGGCAGCGCTTATACCTACGCCTTTAACGCGGAGGATAACGGCGCCGTGGTGGAGAGCCGCATCAAGCCCGCTTACCTCACGGCAGCCTTCCCCTTTGGCGAGGGCGTGAACGCCATGGCAGAGGTGAGCGACATCGTGGACTATGCCTGCGCCGCAAAGGGGCAGCAGGCGGAGGACGTGAAGGCATTGCAGACGCGTCTGGACGAGGCGGAGGAGAAGATCCGCACCATGGAAGCCGCCGAGCATGAGCGCCGGGTCGAAGCCGTGAAGGAAGCCGTGAACGGGGCCTTGGAGGACATCCGGGCCTGCGCCGTGGAAGGCGACGCCGACATGACCGAGACCGCCAAGGGCCTGTGTGACCGGGCGGAGGAGTTCGCAGCCATGGAGACCGACGGGAAGTTCTGCGGCGCAGACCGCGCCGTGCTGGACCTGATGGCCGCACACGGCAAGGCACAGACCGAGAAGCGCAAGAAGGAAATGGCCGCCAAGCAGCATTCCTTTGCATGGAACAACCCCAAGACCAACAGCGGCGAGGGCGGCGGCATTGAAGAGATGCTGAGCCGCATGAACGGCTGAGATACGAGAGGAGAGTGAATCACAATGGCATACATTGAAAAGACTGCGTTTTGGCCCCGCGTGACCAACCGCGTATTCGACGAGACCCTGAACATCACCGGCAAGTTCCAGAACGGCGATAAGGCAGACGAAACCTGCTCCGCCGGTTTCCTGTGCGTAAAGGACGAGCTGATGGACTGCGAGGGCTATGTGGGCGTTGGCCCCACCGGCTCCACCGTGACCATCAAGAACAGCAACAGCTGGAACATGAAGGCCACCGGAGCCGCCGTGAAGAGCGAGGGCGACGGCATTTTCGCCTGCAACCCCTATGACGTGAACATGGTTCAGGACCCCGCGACCGGAAACCTCTACAAGGTGGGTGCCAACACGCTGGGCCTGCCCGCTCCCAAGGGCTATCCCGTGACCTTCACCAAGATCGTGTTCGACGGGAACAAGATTTACCGGTTCGGCATCGGCAACCTGTCCACCGCTCTGGGGGCCAACAAGTTCCTGACCATTGCCAACGGTCTGCTGGTGCCCGCCACCGCTGCTCCCACCGACGTGGGGACTCCGTACTTCAAGGTTCTGCCCACCGGCGGCACCTTTACCGAGGGCGCACAGAGCGCATTTGAGTTCGTGGACGTGCTGGCCTGCAAGGTTGACGCGGCAGCGGGCTGAGAAACGAGAGGAGAGTGACAACAATGGCAATCAAACTGAACAGCATCAATCCTGCTGTGTATGACAGCGCCGCCAAGGAGTTCAGCAACGCGGAACGTGAGCGGGCCGACATCGTGACCTGCGGTCGTCTGCTGATGCGTGAGCGTCTGGGCCGGGATGAGCGCGCCCTGCGGATCATGACCAAGCAGCCCGACGATTTCACCGCCATGCTGGCGGACGGCGAGGGGCAGAACAGCTACAGCATGACCAACCGCAACCTTCAGAAGAACCTGCTGCTTTTCTGCGCCAAGCGGGTGTGCGCCCTGAGCGGCGAGATCCCTCCCGCCGATCTGGACGAGTTCCGCCGCAACCAGCGCAAGTTCATGAGCGACAGCCTGTACCTCAAGACTCTGGCCGGTATCGTCACCGAGATCGTGACCCCCATGCTGCCCACCGTCATGAGTTCCGGGCTGGGCTGGCTGGCTGAGATGACCACCGTGCCCATCGGCCAGACCAAGGAACTGGACATCATGAGCAACGACATCTTCCTCTTTGAGGATGACAGCTGGGGTGCCTCCCGCTCCAAGCCCGCCAACACCCTCTACAACAAGAGCGTGACCCTGAACCCCCGTCTGCGCACCGCACGGGTGAGCATGAAGTGGTATCAGCTGGTGGGCAACGATGCCGACATGGGCCGGTTCTTCAACGCTCTGGCCGCCGGCATGTACTCCAAGATCACCGCTCTGTGGATCAGCACCCTGACCAAGATGACGGGCAACACCGCCTATGTGCCCGCCAACATGACCTTCACCAACACCTCCGCCAACTGGGTCACTGCCGGTGAGCGGGTGAGCGTGGTGAACGGGACCCGCTACCGGAACGTGATGGCCATTGGCCGCCCCTCCGCCCTGACCAAGGCGCTGCCCAGCGGTGTGGTGAACGCCTCCACCGTGAATCTGGATGCCGCCCTGTCCACCATGCTGGGCGTGGATTGGACCCGCTACGGCTTCCTGGGCGAGTACATGGGCATGAACCTGATGCCCATCGACACCGCCATTGTGCCGGGGACCCAGAATACCACCGTTGTGGATATTGTGCCCGCCGACAAGATCTGGCTGGTGCCCGCCGGTGGCTACAAGCCCGTCTACATTGGCATGGAGGAGGGCACCCCCATTCAATTGGAGATCAACCCTGATACCGCTGCAGACATGAGTTTGGATGTGGTTGTCTCCATGTCTATTGATTGTGTCCCCGTGTTGGCGTCCCGCATGGCCGTCATCAACGCGTAAGACCCAAAGCGGGAGGGAGGAAACCCTCTCTCCCGCAGATATGGCGCAAAGCCTGCATGAGGGCGGAGCGCAACAGAAAACAAAGCATCTTGTATCTGAAAGGAGCGGACAAAGATGGCAAAAGAGAAACGGACGGCCGCAGATGTGGCGGCGGGGATCGAAGCCCAGGAGCTGGAAGCAGCCGACCAGCCCTTGCGGGAACAGACAAAGGCTGCGCCCGTGGCAGAGCAGAAAGCACCTGCGGCGGAGAAGGAACCCGAAAAGCTCTATACAGCCGATGAGGTAGCGGAGATCGCCAAACAGGCGGCGGCGGAGGCCGTTGCAAAGGCCATGGCGGAGGTCAAACCCCAAGTGGTGCAGGTGATGGCGGACACGGAAAAGGTGACGCTCCGCTGGTGCGCCCCGGTGGCGGACGATAATCTGGCTGTATTCGGACCCAACGGGATGTACGGCACCGTGACGGGGAAGAACGGAACGGTGATGGTGCCCAAGAGCGAGTGGAGCCGGTTCTATGACGAGACGGCAAGACGGCTTATTGACCGGCGGTGGCTGGTGGTGCTCTCCGGGATGACCGATGCGGAACGGGCGGTGTACCACTGCGCGTACCGCAAGGGCGAGGTGCTGGACGAGACGGCTTTCCGCTGCGCCGTGACCATGGGGGACAAGCTGCTGGACATCTTCGACGATCTCTGCACGGAGCATCAGGAGATGGTGGCCAAGGCTTACTATGACGCATGGGAGCGGGGCGAGGTAAGCGCCGACAGCCGGGAACTGCTGAAGCAGCTGAACGCAAAGAACAAGGCCCGGTATGCCGAAGAACCCAAGGAGGACCCCAGGCGGAAGGGAATGTTCCGCCCGGTGCTGGACGCGCTGAACAGCGCGGAGGCAGCGGAAGAGGACTAAGGTCAACAGGAGGAATTGAACATGGATATTTCTGGATTTGGCATTGCAAGCGTGGCAGTAATCACGGTGATCTGCTACCTGATCGGCATGGCTGTGAAGGCCACCGCCATTGAGAACAAATGGATCCCCATTGTTGTGGGCGTGTCCGGCGGCGTTCTGGGCGTGGTGGGGATGCTGATCATGGCAGACTTCCCCGCAACGGACTATCTCACCGCCGTGGCAGTGGGCATTGTGAGCGGCCTGGCCAGCACCGGGGTCAATCAGATTGCAAAGCAGATGAGTAATTAAAATTGCGCTCCCCGCAGGGGGACATTCCCATGTCGGGGCAAGGGGAAGGAATCTTTGGCGCAAAGATGCCTCCCCCTTAGACCTCCACCAGAAACATGGGGGACGCCACCGTCCCCCATACCCCCTCTGGCACAAAGGCCGGGGGCTGCGGCCCCCGCCTTTGGAAACCAACCCCCATAGGGAACGAGAGACGGGGGATGCGGACAAGGGGGACATAGATAGAATCAACAACCATTTTTTTGATTTGAAAGGAGAACAAATCATGGAAAAGAAATTTGCTGAAATCATCAACGAGGGCAAGAAGAACGGCAAGAAGCTGAGCGAGATCAACGCCGAACTGAAGGCGGCGGGCGCGACCTTCCACTTGGACTACGCCATGACTCCCGACGGCCCCCAGACCGGCTGGTCTGAGCAGGAAATGAAGGAGGGCTTTATCCCCGCCGAGAAGGAGCCGGAGGACGTGAAGCACCTCCACGACTACATGAAGTTCAACCCCGCCAAGGCCAACACCGAGGAGGAGGTCTGGGTGCCGGAGGGCCACTATATGATTTCTTTTGATGGAGAGGGGCATCCCACCAAGGCCGTGAGATTGTAATGATCGACACGTTTGATTGCGCGAGAGCGCAGGTCTACTACAACACGGCAAAGCTGTCCCCGGCGCAGATCAAGGCGAAAACCGGCTGCACCCACATCATTAACGGCTATTTGTTCAACGGGAAGTTTCAGCCGGTGGGCTGGACGGTGATTGACGGAAAGATTATCAGCCGAGACGCGTATCAGGACTGGGGCATTTCCATCGGCAGCGACGGACTTCCGAAGATGCTGACGGACCGGGGAGGATCCTTCCTCTCCGGCGTCCCTCTCCTGAAAGCGGGTGCCAAACTGCGGCGAAACCTCACGCCGGATGTGGCCCGGTCTGCGGCCCGGACGGCGGTAGGCTGGCTGGCCAACGGCAAGGTCTGCCTTTGGTGCGACAAGGCCAGTCTGACCCGTGAACAGCTCCAAAACAAGCTACTGGGGCTGGGCGTGGTGGACGCCCTTATGCTGGACGGCGGCGGCTCCACGCAGGGAATCTTCCCCGGCGGCAAGGTGACCAGCTCCCGGAAGGTGCCCACGCTGCTGTTGTTTTGGGAGCGGAAGGCGGCTACCACAAACCCTACCCCGGCCCCAGTCAATCCGGAGGAACCGGCGCTGGCATGGGGCAAGGCCAAGGGGCTGTTGACGGACAGCAATGCGGGGGAGACGGTGACACGGGCAGAGATGGTTCGTGCATTATACAAAATGAGGTGATGAGCATGGTTGGAATCAACGGATACTCCAAGGCCAAGGACGGAAACAAGCGTCTTTCCGCCCACTTCAAGGTCAAGGAGTTTGCCTGCAGGGACGGCAGCGACGCCGTTCTGGTGGCTCCCCGTTTGGTAATGGTGCTGGAATCCATCCGCACTTATTTCGGTTCCGCTGTGGTGATCAACAGTGGCTACCGGACTCCCCAGTACAACGCCAAGGTGGGCGGCGTGACGGACAGCCAGCACTGCTACGGCACGGCGGCTGACATTGTGGTGCGGGGCAAGACCCCGGCGCAGGTGGCGGCCTACGCCAGACAGCTGATGCCGGACTGGGGCGGCGTGGGCATTTACACGAAGGAAGGATTCACGCATATCGACGTGAGAGAGAGCAAAGCCGACTGGACCGGCTGAGAGTTTTAAACCGAAGGGGGGAACAGAGCAATGGCGATGCAGGGAGACTCCTATCTGATCCCCATCGTGGTGCGGCAGAACGATGTTGTGATCGAGCCGCAGATGGTGGAACTCCTGGTGCTGAAGATCGGCGGCATTGCAAAGTTCTACCCCAACGGCGGGCTGACCTACGCGGAGGGGCAGTGGTATTTCTCCCTTTCACAGGAACAGAGCCTGAAGCTGCCTGACCGGCCCGTTGAGACCGGCGGACGAATGAAACTGCCCCATCAGGAGGTGGTGGGCTTCCGGGGACCGGATGTGAACGTGCGGAAGGCCATCGTGGAAGGGGTGATCTGATGGCGAACAAACACTCCACCCTGACCCCGGAAGGCTGCGCCGTTCCCACTGCCGGGATACCGCCGGACACGGAAGAACCCACCGCAGTCCAAGGAGCTGAGCTGACACCCAACAAGCACTCTACACTGACGCCGGAGACCTGCTTCAAGCCTATGGTGATGGACATTCAGGACGTGGTTCTGAACGTCACCGATGGAGAAGGGCGGGTCTATCAGGAAAAAACCGTGGTGCCGTCCGGAGTCCAGCAGATTGTGACGCCGGACGCCAACTACGCGGCGCTGTCCCGCGTGATCGTGGAAGCCATTCCCAGCGACTACGGGAAAATCACCTACAGCGGAGACGAGATCACCGTGACTTAACAAATCCAACCCCCATATAAAACGGTTGATGGGGTCGAAAATTTTTAAAAGGAGACCGGAAACATGGCAAAGAAAAATGTAATCATCAACAAAGTTCCGTATGAGGGCGTGGAAGAAGTCAAGATCCCCCTGCAGGAGGGAGGCGGCAGCGCCCGCTATGTGGAGACCAGTGACGCCACTGCGGCGGCCGGCGATATTCTGACCGGGAAAAACGCCTACGTCAACGGAAGCCTGATCGGCGGTTCCATGCCAAACAACGGAAAGACCGACGGAACCATTTCCACGGTGGACGGAACGGTCACGATTCCCGCAGGCTACACCACCGGAGGCACCGTTCAGATTTCCGAGGCGGAGCAAGGAAAGGTGATTCCCGGCAACATCAAGGCCGGGGCGACCATTCTGGGCGTGGACGGTAAAGCCTCCGTGGTGGACACCGATGACGCGGACGCCACCGCCGGGGACATTCTTTCCGGCAAGACAGCCTATGTGAACGGCCAAAAGATCACCGGCACCACCACCCTGCCGACGATCTCGCTGCTGGATGGGGTACTGAGTATTTCCTAAATGGGCTTGCTCCCGCAAGGGGACATTCCCATGTCAAGGACGTGGGGCGCATTCTTTTCTGGAAAAGAACCCGCCCCACACCCCGGAAGAAAAGCCCCAGGGCATTCCGACTTCGCCCTGGGCCCCCAACGGCACAAAGGGCGAGGGCTGCGGCCCTAACACCGTCATGGCTATACGATTCCCGGCCCTGATGGGCCGCCAATCGTGCCATTTCCTCGAAAGCACCTCGCTTTATCCGCCACTGGCGGCGCTTTGGTGCTTTCCCCTTTGGAAACCCCGCCTTGGGGGGGCGGGTGAATAACAGAAAGGAGAACGCTTCATGCCAAGTCCAACCGTCATTGTGAACCACAAGACATACAGCGGCGTGGGGCGTTTATCCATCCCCCTGTCCACCGGGACGGGGAACGGAGATTTCATTTACATCGGCGGAGATCCGGGAAGTTTGCCCCAATGGCAGGCAAACGTGAAGATCGCGGGCGTGAAATACAACGCCGTACAGCGGGTAACACTGCCGAAGCAAGGCGGCGGGGAAGCCCACTACCTATGCGCGGCCGGGACCTTTCGGGAATTTCCCGTAAACCCCGGCGGCAAAAAAATTAACATCGGAGACTATGTGAAGCTGGAAGCAGGGCTGTATCCCAGCGAAAGCCTGTACCCAAGCACGGACCTTTACCCAAGCAACGTGATTCTGGCGACCGGGACGGGGACGGACTCCGCCAACGCCGACGGCATTGCCATGAATGACGCGGAACCGGGAGGGACCGTGCTGGTATACATTCCAAAAACGTAAGGAGGGGCGGCTATGGGAACGAATTGGAGCGAGATCATTTCGGACCATGCCATGGTTTTTATTGATGACGTGAGACTGACGGATCAGGCGGCGGAAAGCCCTGCGCGGTTCCTCCGGCGGATGAGCCTGTACATGAAAAACGCGATCCCGGTATTCAACCGCCCCCCTGAGATGGTGGATTACCTGAAAGAGGGCCTGACGGAACCCGCCTACGCAGACAGCGCATGGGTCTCCACCTTGGAAAGCATTGCGAAAGAAACGAAGGTAGAGACGGGGATGACCGGCTACGAATTATTCTCCTGCGCACAGAGGGCGGAGCAGCCGGACGGGTCTGTGCTCTTAGTACCGTATGGAGAGGCGGTATATGACCCGGAGACCGGGGTCGTGACCTTCCCACCCCAGATGGACGCGGGATTGCAGTACGAAATGGACTTTTACACCGACGGGGCCTTTGCCCATGACCTGACGGCGGAGCAGAAGCGGCTGCTGGGGCTGTGCGTAGCCTCCGTATGGGACGAGCGGTTTTTCCGCAACTGGCTCAGCGACGCGCCCAAGGATCATGACCGGAGCTTTAACCCACCTAACGAGCCGCAGTACATGGAAAAGGGAAGCAAGAAAAAACTGCAAAACCGGGGGCTGTTGAATCAGGAATTGCGGAAGTATGAGCAGGACTGCCTGTACGCAACGGCGTTCCACCGGTCTACGCGGCAGATGGAGCTGATCTGAGAGGAGGGGGCGCATATGGCGAACGCCAAGCACGGCATGAAAAACATCGGCCTACTGAGCGGCGGGAGCGGCAGGGCGACCAACGCTCCGACCCAATACCGGGACCGGAAGCGGCAGTATTTTGCGGATGCCACGGCCCGGTTTGTGGAGGAAATGGCTCCTTACGCCACGGACTTTGTGACGGCCCGGATGCAGGGCTTGGTTCCCGGAGACTTCTACCAGTGGAGCACAAAGCGCATCCGGTTCTCCGACACCACCAAGCAGGGCGTCAGCCTTACCCGAAAGACCGATGACCAGAAGGCATTTTTGGTGGCGGACGCCAGCGTAGACTACATCCCGGAGGGAGCCAAGGTGGAGACCATGGGTTCCTACTGGCTGGTGACGAACCCCTCCAACCTGTCCAGCGCAATAGGGACCGGGATCATGCGGCGGTGCAACGCCGTATGGCGGTTTCTGGACTGGTACGGGAACATCCGAGAAGAACCGATCCTTGTGGAAAAGTCCTTGGCGCAGGCCACAGCCAACGATTTTCAGGAAATGACCCTCATCATGCAGGGATATTTCAACATCATCTGCCAGCGGAACGCCAACACAGAGCAGCTGGACCAGAACAGCCGCCTGATCTTAGGGCGGCGGGCCTACCAGATCACGGGCTACTCCGACGTGACGCAGGAGTTTACCGGGGACGATGAGAGCACACACCTGCTGTATTTCAACGCCCGGATGCAGGAGCCAAACCACGAGATCGACGATCTGGAAGCGAAGGTGGCAGGGGGGAAGAACTTCTCCTGGGCGGTATTTGTCACCGGGGCGCCCCGCATGACGGCGGGAGATGCCTTCCAATTCACCGCTGCTTCCCGGCGGAACGGGGCCGAGGTGGAGAACACGGAGGAACACCCCATCGGCTATGTATGGTGTTCCAGCGACACCAACGTGGCCACGGTGGACAGCAAAGGCGTGGTAACAGCGGTAGGCGAGGGTACCTGCCAAATCACGGCGGTGCTGGACCAAAACCGGACTTACGGCGGGACCTTCGCCGTGACGGTGGAGGCATCGGCGGCAAAAACACCGGCGGTACGGTTTTTGAACGAGGTTCCCCGGTATATGGCCCCCTACGATGTAGAGACCTTGGAGGCGGCGCTGTTTATCGGCGGCGTTCGACAGGACGCGGCAGTGGAGTGGACCTATGAGGGAGCCGCAGAGGGTTCTTACAGCGTGAGTGTCAATGAAAATCGGTTGACAGTAAGATGCTGGGGAAACAGCCCAAAACCGCTGACGGTGACGGCCAGATGCGAGGGCGAGAGCGTCAGCGCGGAGATCGAATTGGAGGGCTTGTGAGATGGCAGAGAAGTGTCCATACGCTTACAAGCGGTCCGGAACGGTGAGCTTGCTGTGTGAGATGCAGCCGGGGCAGAAATTCCCTATCTGCGGGCACCAGCATTTGTGCGGCGTGACCGGGCAATGGGAGAACACACCGCAGGCGGCCTTGTGTCCCCTGCGGGGGATTGACCGTGAGAAATTCCAAAAAATCTGAAAGGAATGACGTATATGGAATGGAAAAAGCTGACGGAGGAAGGGCTGCTGGCAGCCAGAGACTATGTGCCCCTGATGGAAAAGGCGGCCTTTGCGGCGGAGTGCGCCGGACGGTGCTTTGACCGGATGGAGGTCCGGGTGGAGGGAGGACAGGTACTCCCCTACTTCAAGGAGAACGTGGAGCGGCGGAGCCGGTATCTCATGGGCGGCTTCGTGAAGCTGTATCTGGGAGAGGACTTTGAACCGGTGGAGGGGGAAACCTACCTCATGTCCGCCGACGACTACGACCGCTGGGCCGGAGGTCACATTTTTAATCAGATCGACCGCATGAAGGGAAAAGGGCCGGACCTGCGGGACAAAGCCTTTGACCTGCTGGCGGACTACCGGGATCTGGAAAAGATGCTGAAAACGGAGATTTACGGGATGCTGCAAGCCATGAATGACCCCGTGAGCCGGTTTCAGGATCTTGCGGCGCAGAGCATGACGCCGGAGGCGGTGCAAAAGACGCTGGACGATCTGAAGGAGGCCCGGAGCGCCTTTGACGCGGCCTTTCAGCAGCGGAAGGGCGGCGCACAATGAACCCGGCCTTCCACAGCCCCACCTATCCATTTGAGAGAGTCCAAAGCGGGTTTCTGACCTTCCGTGGGGCGGAGGAGATCCCCCACAAGCTGTTGACCTATCTGATGGACCTGCCGCTGCCGGACGGCTACGAGCCGGTGGATGACAACACCCGCCCCCGTGTCCGGCTGATGAAATATCTATGGCATGACGGGGCCAAGCCGCTGGGAGAGCGGCTGCCTACGGCCAAGGAGAAGCAGAGCCTTCTTTTTGACGGGAACGAGCCTGTGGTAGACAGCAGCGCCCAGCGCCGCAAGCACCCGAAAGGGTATCGCCTTTACGCTCAGAAGTTCTGGGGAGAAGCCCAGACGGAGGCGAAAAGCACAATCAAATGTTATTTGGGCCGTATTTTTTCACAGACGCCCTTTGACGCGCGGATCGGGATCACGTTTGTGATCTCCTGCAACGTTAACCAAGAGACTACCACGAAAACGGAGGCATACGCCCGCTCCTACGATATGGAGCAGTGCATCATCGAAGCACTGAACGGGGTGAATCTGGCGGGGATCGGCGTGTGCGATTTTTCCCGTATCGCACACGCGGACAACGGAAGCCGCCCGGTGTATGACCAGACGGGCACGGTGGTGGGCCGGGAGCTGAAAATGAGCATCCATTGGGCGGAAAGCGAAGCCGCCATGGGGGATACCATTGAGGACTACTAAATTCACAACGGGAGGACAGCCACCATGACCATGGAAGAAGCAGCCGTAAAGATAGAGGGCCACGAGCACGAGATCAAATCCCTGAAGCACCGCATGGACGATGTGGAGCGGGATCAGCAGGCACTGATCAAGCTGACTGCCAGCGTAGAGGTAATGGCGACCAAGCAAGAAGAGATGGGGACAAAGGTGAGCCGGATCGATGAAAAGATGACGGAGATGGAAGGGAAGTCCGCCAAACGGTGGGACAGCCTCGTGGACAAGGTGATCTGGCTGATCGCCGGGGCCTGTATTGTGGCGCTGTTTGCCAGCGCGGGCATTACCATTTGATTTCAGATATCGGAGAGGATGAATTAAAAGATGGAACTCTCACGGAATATCAAGCGGGCGGCGGACCGCTACGAACCCATAGAAACCGCCGGACTGACCCTATGGCCCATCCGAGTCTGTGAGCAGGAGGAATTTGAGATGGCGAGACCGGCCATTGACGTGATCCAGCAGGCGCTCCCTGTGCGCTATGCGGTCATGCCTCTGCTGACAGCCTATTGGGTCATGGATCTGGAAAGCATGGAGCGGGGGGAAGAACCGGTGGGCCTTTTTAACCGGGCGCTGGCGTTTTTGGCGCTGGCGCTGCGGCTGGGGGAGGACCGGAGCCTTTCAGACCGCATCCGTCTGTTTCATGTGAAACTTTCATCTGAAAACACAATGGATTTAAAGGGGATATGCTTTACATGGAACGGTGAGGAAGAAATCACCATTACCCCGGTACAATTCCAGAGGCTTCGGGCTATTCTGGCCTATCAGAACGGCATTGAGCTGACAGATGAGGACGCCAACCCGGACCTGTTGGAAGCGGAGGCGGAGCTGGCCCGGAGAAACGGGCCGAAGCTGCGCCGGGACCCGGCCGCTCTGCTTTCCTCCATCGCCCTGTTTACGGGCTGTGAGGAAACAGAGATGGACGAATGGCCCCTGCTGAAGCTAAAACGGCGTCAGGAAGCCATCCAGCGGGCGGCAGATTATCTGATCTGCGGCATTTCGGAGGGCAACGGCGTGAAGTGGAAGGGCGGGAACCCTGTACCCCACCTTTTCTATGACCGGGAGCGGGAGGACGCGGGGGCCATGACCCCGCTGAGCCAATTTACCAACAACACAAAACAAACTCAAAAAGGAGTGTGAACAGACATGATCACTTTTACTGACAAGAGACTCTACCCGAAGGGCATTTGCTCCGCACAGCTTCAGGACCCTGTTACCGGCGAGGTTCTGAGCCAGAGCGACAAGTTCTCCACCGGTAACATCCAGTTCTCCGGCAACATCGACCCTCTGCGAGCGGGCCTTGGCAACGGCGTTGCCACGATTGTTGCCAGCGACAGCGATACGCAGGTGAACTTCACCCGCGCGGACTTCGACCTGATGAGCAAGATGATGGCTGTGGGCGGCACCGTGAGCTACAACGCCGTTTCTCCCGTCTGTCAGACGCTGGAGGCCACGGGCACTTCCCTGAAGGCCGACGTGAGTAAGCTGGTGCCTGTGGCCCAGTACGGCTATTCCTCCATTTTCTGCTACGTGCAGGAGGTGGGCGCGGCTTCCTCCTACTCTGTGGGCGGCGTTCCTTATCCCATTGACCCCGCCACCGGTGCCATTACCGGCTTCACCGCTGAGAGCGGCAAGAGCTACAAGGTGTGGTACTTCGCCCGGAAGCCCGCGGCTCAGGTGGGCGTGGTGCACAGCGCCTTTAACGGCCGCATCGTCCACTTCACCGCGCAGATCGCCGTATACCAGAACGTGTCCGGCAAGAACAAGGGCACCCGCTGGGGCTGGGCCTACCTGATCGTGCCCCGCCTGTATCTGAACCCCGAAGGGGCCAACACCACCGGCGACCAGTCCAACTACGATACCACCACCATCACCGGCCGCGCCATCAATGAGGACGCCGACGTGATCTCCGCCGAGTGCGACGCCTGCGGCGGCATGGGTACTTCCGCCTACATGGTGCTGGTTCCCGACGAGGAAAGCGACGAGGTGGCCGGGATCGCTGTGATCGGCGGCGTGGTGAGCGTGGCCGCCAGTGGCACTGCCCCCGTGAATGCCAAGCTGGTCATGAAAAACGGGGAACTGGTGACGCCCTCTCCCGCAAGCCTGCTGAAGTACACCGTGACCGCCGGGACTGCTACCGGGACCACGGTCTCCACGGACGGCATTGTGACCGCCGGGAGCACACAGGGCACCGGGAGCATCGCCATCCAGTATCCCGCCGAGGGGGCGGCCAAGTACACCGCGCAGGCGGTTCTGGAAGTCACCGGCGAGTAAGGGACACACCAAAAACGCCTTATCCTAAGCGTTGGATAGGATGAGCCGAGCGGGGCTGACTGCCGGGGAAACCCGGCGGTCGGCTCCGCTTTTTGTTCCCCGGCAGACGGGAGAGCATGAGATCCTCATGCTTCGGCGTATGCTTGGGACCATTTTCGTGAGGTCACGAACATGATGGAAAGGAGCGGGGAAATGAGCGGAAGCGTGTCTGCCAGGATCACAGGGCTGGACGAGGACATGGCGGCGCTGGAACAGCGGTTCAAGGCGGCGCTGGCGGGGGCCATGCCCACGCTGCGGGAGGATCTGTCCCAATGCCTTTTCGAGCACGTGCAGGGCGACGTATACGAAAAATTCGACCCAAAGGAATATATTCGGCGGGGAGAATACGGCGGCTTGGCTGACATAGACGGCAACACGGAGTTTGCGGTGACAGAAGACAGCGTTGCCATGGACTACCAGCCAAGCGGCGAGAGCGAACAGGTGGAAAGCCCGCTGAACGGAGACGCACTGATCGGGCGCATTGAGCATTTGGATCCGCCTTATGACTGGACCAGACGCCCACCGGCCAGACCGTTTTTTGAAAATTTCGTCACGGAGATGATCGAGGACAACCGGGCGGAGGAAACGCTGGTGCGAGCCATGAACCAACAGGACGCAGAATTACAGATCGAAGCCAACGGCTACACGGGCCGGGAGGGTGACGAAGGATATTGAAGTAAAGGCAGGGCGGTGAAGCATGGCACAAATTATCTTTAAGGGCGTACCCGATTTTACAGAGGTCCGGGCGGAGATCGCAAAGCTGAAGCAGGAAGTAGCGTCGGTTTCCTCTACGAAGGTAAATCTGAACGGCACGGCGCAGGGCTTGAACGGCGCGGCCAATGCCGCTGGGAAGCTGGCGCAGAATTTGCAGAAGGTCTCCACTAACCCAACGGCAATTCAAAAGCAGGCCGAAGCGCTAACAGGGATTTCTACGGCCAGCAAGAGTGCGGCGGACGGTGCCACGGCGTTTGGAGAAGCGTTTTTGAACACCTCCGATAAGGTCCAGAAGGGCACGAAGGAGATGACCGAGAAAAACGGGCTGTTAGGGGACAGCTTCACCAACGTCTACCTGAAAATGCTGCAATGGCAGGTGATGGGCACCATCGTCTCCAAGACCATTGGGGCCTTCCGGGACGCCATTTCCACCATGAAGGCCGTGGACGATGAAATGGTGACGGTCCGCAAGGTAACTGGCTTTACAGCGGAGCAGATGGAAAAGCTGCGGGACCGGGCGTATGAGACGGCATCGGCCTACGGCGAAGCGGCGGACGAATACCTGAACTCTGTGGCGGCGTTTGCCCGTGCCGGTTACGGCGAACAGGCGGACGCACTGGCGGAGCTGGCCACCAAGACAAAGCTGGTGGGCGACACCAACGCGGAAACGGCACAGCAATTCCTACTGTCCGTGGACGCGGCGTATCAGTACAAGGGCAACATTGAAGCATTGACCAAGGTGCTGGACGGCGCCAACGAAATCGACAACAAGTACGCCACCAGCATTGAAAAGCTGGCGGAGGGCTTGGGGACCGTGGCTCCCGTGGCGGCACAGGCCCATGTGGGGATCGATGAACTGACGGCGGCCATCGGTACGATCACGGCGGTCACACAGCGGAGCGGCAGCGAAGCGGCCCGTGCGTTCCGGGCACTCGTGCTGAACATCGTAGGCGACACGAAAACCGAGATCGACGAGGGCGTGACGTGGACCACCGGGGAGATCGCCGGATTAAAGGACGTGATCCGGGAGTACGCTCCGGCGGCGTATGAAGCGGCGAAGGCCACCGGCAAGGTCATTGACCCCATGGAAGCCATCGGGGGCCTTGCCCAGAGCATGAAGGACGGGCTGCTGACCGAACGAAAGCTGATGGAGATGGTCAGCGACATCGGCGGCAAGCTGCGGACCTCTCAGCTGCTGGCCCTGATCCAGAACTGGGATATGTACCAGTCCATGCTGAAAGACTACGCCAACGCCGTAGGCAGCGCGGACAAGGAAATTTCCAACGCCATGGACAGCTGGACCCGCAAGACAAACATTCTGAAAAACGAATGGACGGAGTTCATCCAAAGCATGGTGAGCACCGACGCCGTTAAGGGCGGGCTGGACGTGCTGATCGGCGCAATGGAAAGCCTGAACACGGATCTTGGGCACGCGGCGGTGACTGCCGGAGCGGTGTCGCTGGGGCTGGTAGGTATTCAGGCGGCGGCGAAGGGCACCACGGCGGCGATCACGAAACTTTCTGCGGCGGGGATCGCCATGAACCCGTGGATTCTTGCTATCGGCGCGGCGGTGGCGGCGTTTGGATTCTTGTGGAATGCCACGGAGGATTCGAGAAAGTCCATTGACGAACTGAACACCGACATTTCCGACAACACAGAAAAGTTGGGGGAAAACCGGCGGCGGCTCACCGAGATCAACGAACTTGGCTGGAACGAAAAAACTCCGGAAATTCTGAATGAAAAGGCGGCGTTGGAACAGGAAAACGCCGAACTGGAACGGCAGATTGAAAAACTCAAAGAACTGGAAGCAAGACAGGCCAAGCGCACACTGAAAAGCGCCGGAGGGTATGTAGGAACCGGTGAGACGGTATATCACCTGACCTCTATGGGCGAGAGCAGGGGCGGTGCGGAGGCGCTGGGTCTCACTGGGCGGACGTTTAAGAGCTATGCGGAACTAACCGCATACCTGGACCAGTACATTCCGGGAGCGGCGGAAAAGTCCCGGCAGGAATTGGAAGCGCTGGGCATCCAGTTTGAGGAAACGGAGAAAAAAGCCTATCAGACCGGGGAGACGTATGAGAAATCCCTGATTGAACAGGCGGGTGATCTCTCCAAAAAGCTGAAGGAGAACCGGGGAGACCTTGGAGACCTTCAGAAAGAATATGATGGCGTGACCACGGGGCTTGCGCGATTTGCACAGGCCCATGAGGTATTGGGGGATAAAACATCTGACGCCAAGGCCGCACTGGACACACTGAACCAAGCGTATGACGAAGCGGCGGATTATGCCGCCACATACGGCGATGCCGTGGAGGTGACGGGAGCACAGGCGGAGGCGGTATCAAAGACCTATCCCAAACTGGCGGATAGCATTGCAAAGGTAGGGGATAAGTACGTTGTGTGCAAGTCTGCCGCACTGAGTGCGTCAGACGGACTCATTGCCGCAAACGGGCGCATTTCCAGCAGCGCAAAGACCATGGCCAAGGAGACCCTGACCCAACTCAAAAGCATTGTGGCGGGGTATCAGGAGGTAGCAAGCCTTGCCATGTCGGCGTACAGCGCTGACCAGTCCAGGGAGAATTACGAGAATCTGAAAAACGCCTTTCTTCTGAGTACGAAGGCGCAGGGGGCCATGAACCGCCTGAAAAACGCCATTGCGGAATCGGAGAAGTACGGTTATAACGCCTCCACAGGCATCGAATCGCCTTCCGGGACAAAAAAATCCAGCAGGTCCACCAAGTCCACCAAGGACGCGGAGCTGGAACGGCTGAAGGACATTGTATCCCTGCGGAAGTCGGAGCTTTCCCTCATGCAGGAGCGTGGGGACAGCACGGCGGACCAGATCGACAAGATGCGGCAGATCCAGGCGGCGCTCCACGCACAGGCGGAGTATATGCGGCGGATCGGGGCCAGTCAGGCGGACATCAACGCCCTTTCCACGGAGCACTGGAAGATCACCAAGCAGATTCAGGAACTGCAAAAGGATCTTTGGGACGAACTGGAAGATGCCGTTAACAAAAAGCTGGAAGAGGCGGCGGATGCCCGTGACAAGCAGGTTGACGCCATTGACAAGCAGATCGCGGCGCTGAAGGATGCCAAGCAAGCCGAGGACGAAGCCCTGAAACTGGAACAGCTGAAGGCGGCGGTGCTGGAAAAGCAGAACGCCTTGCTGGAAGCCCAGAAGGAACGGACGGTGCGGGTATTCAATGCCGCAACCGGACAGTGGGAGTGGGAAGCCAACGCATCGTCCGTGAAGTCCGCACAGGACGCCTATGAAAAGGCAAAGGAGGACTTGGCGGAATATGAGCGGGAGTTGGCCCTTCAGCGTGAAATTGACGAACTGGAAGCCAAGAAAAAGCTGATCGAAGAGACCTACGAGACCCTGAAGGACGAGTGGAAGAAGATCACGGACAGCTTACAGGACCCCACCCGGACCATTGACGACATTCTCAGCGACATTGCCAGAAACGGCACGCCCAAGATGCGGCAGCAGGTGGAGGAGGTCAACAACCTGCTGGGCAAGCTGAACCAGTACATTGCCGGGGCTATGAATGGGATCATGCTTCCCGGACAGACGATGCTGCCGGGGATGATGGGCGCGGCCGGGGCGACCGGCGGCTTCCATTTCGACTACACGAAGAATCCGGGGGGCGGCTGGACGCAGACAGAAATGAACGAGGGGTTCAAGGAGGGGGACTCCGGCTGGAAGCTGGCAGACGGCAGCGACGCCAACCTGAATTACCGGGACACCACGCCATACGGAAAGGGTGTGAAGGGGTCCTTCACCGGCGCGGATATGAGCCGTGACCCAAAGTTGGCGGGGCGAACCGTTGAGAAAAACGGATATATCATCACGTATGACGAGAACGGCTATGCTAAGAGCGCCATCAACGTACATCAGGGAGCTGTCAATGGAAAACTTTCCGGGCTTTACACGAAGGTGGACGCGGACGGCAACGAGATGCACTACACGGGCTATGACAAAAACGTGGATTACAATCTTGCCATCAAGCAGGCCAAGGAGTCCGGGGCCGGGGAAGGGCTGATCAAGCAGTTAGAGACAGAGCGGCAAAACAAGATCAACGCCATGTACGGCGGCAAGGACCCGGACAGAGGCGGAAGCGGTTCCGGCGGAAGTTCTTCAAAAGGCGGTTCGTCCAGCTCGTCCGGCGGCAAGGGCTATGACAGCAATGTGGACTACTCTCTGGCCATCAAGAACGCGGAGAAGAGCGGCGCCAGTCAGGCCACCATCGACAAACTGAAAGAAGAGCGCCAGAACAAGATCAATGACAAATACAGTGGAAAAGACCCGTACAAAAAATATGACTCCGGCGGCATTTTGAAGGGTCTGGGGGGCATCAAGGCCACCAGTCAGGACGAGATCGTAATCCCGCCGCTGCTGGCGGAGAAGATGCTGGAACCCAGCGCGGACAGCACTTTCCAGAAGCGGATGAGTGAACTGGGATGGCTGTACGGTGCGGCGGAGCGGGGCGGCACCATGCCGGGGAAAACGGTGATGAGCCGAACCAGCTATGACCACTACGGAGACAGCTACAGCGTGAACGGCGTTCAGATCGGGGCGGAGGCGGCCAACCGCCTGACCGTTGCGCAGGTGATGCGGGCACTGAACAGCGGGGCCGGGAATCTGGGCCTTTACAAAAATTAAGGGAGGCGGGCGCATGGCATTATTCCAACCAACGAATATTTATCCCTCGTCCCTTGGGGAACTGGGAAACGGCACGGTTGATATTACAAAGCCGCTGGCGGTGAGCTGGCAGGTGAACGGCAACTCCGCTATGACCGCATTTTCCCTGACGATCTGCAAAAACGATGCGGCGTCCACACAGGTGTACACCACGGGGAAGCTGACGGAGGGATGCCCCTTCTATGGGATCGACTACGCGGGAAACACCGTGCTGTTTACCCACACCATTCCGGCTGACGCATTGAGCGGGGCGAATATGGAGAATGGGCAGCAGTACAAGCTGATCATCAAGCAGTGGTGGGGGGAGACCGACGCAGAGAGCGTGACCCAGCGGAGCGCATCGGTCTTTCTGACGAGGGCGGACCCGGTACTGACCGTGGCCGCCATCCCCTCGCCGCTGACGGTGCGGAAGTACGCATTTACGGCGGCCTATTCTCAGGCGCAGGGAGACACGCTGAACTGGGTGCGGTGGATGCTCCGGGCAAAAAGCAGCGATACGGCGCTCTATGACAGCGGGCGCATTTACGGCACGGCGGAACTGCGGATGGAGTATGACGGCCTGTTTTCCGACACGGATTACGCCGTTCGCTGTCAGGTGCAGACGGAGAACGGCGTTCAGGCAGACACCGGCTGGGTGGATTTCCGGGTGGCCTACGCTACCGCCACCACCACCGGCGCGGTGGTGGCCTGTCCCAACTGCAAAAAATCCGGTATCCGGGTGACATGGCCGGGGCTGTACGATGTGCAGGGCACGGCGGCAGGAGAAAACCGCATCCAAAACGGAAAGCTGGTATTGGGAGCAGACGGAACCGTAATCTGGGACAAGGTGACGGGGCAGCCGATGAACTACGCTCAGCCGTGGAGCTTGGTGTGGAGCGGGACGGTGGACGTGACCCGCGACAACCCCATCCTGACGGTGGGGCTGAATGGCGGCGCGGCCATTGTGACACTGGGGAAATCCGGCGTTTCCCTGACGGTGGACGGCGTGGAGGTCTGGAAGGACGCCCTGCGCGGCGTAACGGCGGAGGACGAATGGACGCTGGTGATCACTGGCGGACAAATCTATCTCCGGCAGGTGACGTGGGTCAACGCATTGTATCCCGCCGTGACCCTGTACCCCGGACCGGAGCTGTACCCTTCCAAGGGTACTCAGTCCGGCAACCTTTTCAGCAGCGAGGTGAAGCTGGCGGGGCGGTCCATTACTTCTTTGACGCTGGGCGGCGTCCAAACCTGCGACTATCTGTGGGTGACGGGCGAGGTTCTGGAAGCCAGTGTGTTGGAACAGATTCTGAGCCAGGACGGCTGGACGCCGGGGGCGTTTTCCGGGAACACACTGTTCCAGACGGATTTCGCCGGAGGCGGCCTGCAGGCGGGGAATATGGCCTTCAGCGGAACGCTGACGGGCTTTGCCATTTACCGCTACCACGAGGGGGAAGCAACGCTGGAACCGGTGGCACAGACGCCCCTTTCGGAGCGGGCCATTCTGGACTGCAAGGCGGTATCGCAGGAGACGTACCGCTACTATATGTTTGGACTGGGGCAGACGGCGGACGGGCAGGAGGTCATCGTGACCAACGCCCTGATCTCCGACGCGGTGACACCCATTTTCTGGGACTGGACGGTTCTGCAATGCACCACGGACGCAGAAGGCGCTTATCACCCGGCGGCGATCTTCCGGTTTGCGCTGAACGTGGCCAGCGGGGAAATCAGCAACAACAACAGCCCCGGCGTGCTGAGCAACTTCACCCGGTATCCCACGGTACAGAGTTCCCCCAGCGATTACCGCTCCGGGACGCTCTCAGCGGTCATAGGACACGTTTTGCCCAGTGGGGAGTATACGGATACCAACGAGGTGCGAAACGCCGTGTACGCCCTCTCAACCACGCAGGACACCCTGTTTCTGAAAGACCGGCGGGGAGACTTGTGGCAGATCCGGGCGGGCGGGGCCATTTCTATGAGCACCATGGACGGCAGCCGACAGCAGGTGCAGACGGTGACGCTGCCGTGGGTGGAGATCGGCTCCGCGGATGGGGCGCGTATCCTGCTCACATCGGGCGACGCTTTGTTTGCATAAAAGGGAGGCGATGCAGAGATGACCCAAGCGGAACGGATGAACGATTACCGAAAGATGCTGCGCCGGCCTTTTACCAAGCTGTGCCGTCTGCGGTTTTTACAGCCGGACGGCTCCACGGCCTTCGCACTGGACAACAACCCCACGGGGCGCTTTGCCGGGGCGTTTATCGCAGACGGAAGCCTGTCCGTGAATCTGAACAACGGACAGCGGCGGACGGCCTCGGTGACACTGGCAAATCTGGACGGCACGTTCGATTACAACATCAACCGGGTGTGGTTCGGGAACCGGATCGCACTGGACGAGGGTCTTGTGCTCAGCGACGGCACGGACTTTTACATCCAGCAGGGGGTCTTTCTGGTGAAGGACCCGGTAGAGACGCTGGAACCGGCCAAGCGGACCGCCCAATACGATCTGGTGGACAAATGGGCGGATCTTGATGGAACGCTTTTCGGCTATCTGGAGGGGACCTACGAGGTAAAGGCGGGGACCAACGTGTTTGACCCCATTGCAGCCCTTTTAAAGCTGGACCGGGGGAATGGGGATCTGGTGGACAACGTGTCTCCGGTATTCACGGAATATTACAACGGCAAAACGCAGGTCCTGCCAAACGGCTCTACGGCCAAGCTGACGGACGCGCCCTACACTCTGCGGGTGGACAGCGACAACGGAAGCTACGCAGACGTGTGCCTGGGCCTTGCGGAAATGCTGGCGGCGTGGATCGGGTACGATGCCTCCGGCGCACTGCGGATCGATCCCTCTCAGGATGACATTCTGGACAGCGACAAACCGCTGGCGTGGCAATTCTCACAAAGCGAGGCGGAGCTGCTGGGGACGGAGTACACGGAAAAGAACACGGAAGTGTACAACGATTTTATCGTCATTGGGGAAGCGGTGAACAACAGCCCGCAGGTGGCGGCACGGGCGCAGAACCTTGACCCGGCCAGCAGCACGAATGTAAGTCGGATCGGGCGAAAAACCGTGCGCTACCGGGCGGCGGGCTATTCCACAAAAAGACAGTGCGAGGACTTGGCTGTGTGGAAGCTGAAACGGTCCGCGGCACTGCAAAAGTCCGTCTCGGTTTCGTGCAGCCAGATCATGCACCTGAACGAAAATGAACTAATTTCCATCGTGCGGAGCGACAAGCCGGGGTCTCCGGTGGAGCGGCATCTGGTGCAGGGGTTCACAAGGCCCCTGACATGGAGCGGCCCTATGCAGATTTCCGCCGTGTCGGTACAGGATTTCCCCACGGCTACCGTGACGGGGTGGCCCACCTGAACAGTGAAGCAGCCAAAAAGGACACCGGATCAAAAGGAGGAACTTTTATGCAGAAAAATCGTTGCGGGAAAACAGCCCTTTCTTTTCCTGAGAGGGGGCGGATGTAATGGCATATTCCAAAACCGTATGGGCCAACGGTCAGGCCCCAGCGCTGGACGCAGCGCATCTGAACAAGATCGAAAATGAACTGGAAGCCCTTGACCAGCGCCCTATTGGGGGCGGGGGGACCACCTACACCGCTACCATCGGCACCACATGGACGGAGGACAGCAACACCGGCGTCAAGACGCAGAGCGTGGCGATTCCCGGCGTGAAGGCATCCAACACGGCCACGGTGGACCATGCTTACACCGGCAACGGGACAAGCGACGATTACGCGGCCTTTGTGGAGGCGGAAAACCAGTACCTGACCTATATCACCAACGGCTACGCAGAGACCTATGACGGCGGCATCAAATTCACGATCTTCGGGGACGCCAACACGGTTTCCATCCCCATTGTGGTGGAGGTGAGCTGATGGGCTTTGCAATCGTGGCGGGGGGCAACCCCAACATGGCGGCGCCGGTGACTGGGATTGCCGCCGGGACACTCGCTGTGGGTTCTACGGTGAAGCTGATGGAAAGCGGCACGGCGGTGGAATACATCGTCGTCAATCAGGGGATTCCCAGTAATTCCAACCTGTACGACAGCAGCTGCGACGGGACGTGGCTGCTGAGGAAGGATATTCATAGCAACAGGGCTTGGAACTCTTCCGACGTCAGCACATACGCCAGCAGCGCTATTAACACATGGTTGAACGGAGATTTTTTCAACACATTGACAAGCGGAAATGCGGTGAAGCAAGTGAAAATCCCGTATTGCACAGGTGGGGGGACTTCCACGGTGAACAGCGGGGCCAACGGGCTGAGTGTTAGAACCTTTCTGCTGGGCGGCTATGAATTGGGGCTGAGAACCAGTGACAACAGCAGTTTCCCCGTGGATGGCGCGAAGTTGAGCTATTTTGATACGGGGATGGGGACATCTGCCAACAATAAGCGCATTGCAAATCTGAACGGTGCAGCCAGTGTATGGGGGCTCCGCTCTCCGTGGAAAGATGATACCAACTTTGTGTGGGATATTGATTCCAACGGTGAGATCCTTTACGGTGTTGCCACTGGAACATACGGCATCCGTCCGGCGCTGGTGCTGTCCAAAACGGCCATCTTTGACCGGGACACCATGATTCTCAAGGGGGCGGCGTGATGGGACATTGCTTGATAATGCGAAAGGGCGAGGTGCATACGGCGCCGGTGACGTACAAGGCGAATTTTGCGGACAATACGTGGGCGCAGATCATTGATGCCTGCCACAAAAACAAAGTGCCGGATACTTGGGCGGTGGGGAACAGCAAGACTATGCTCATTAACGGAACCGAGTATCAGATCGACATTATCGGCAAGGGGCATGATGACTATGCCGATGGTAGCGGCAAGGCTCCGCTGACCTTCCAGCTGCACGACTGCTACGCGGACAGAAAGATGATGAACGGTGGCAACACCAACAGAGGCGGCTGGACGAGCTGTGACATGCGAAACACACACCTGCCCGCCATTCTGGCGCTGATGCCAACGGAGGTACAGAACGGCATCCAAGAGGTGAATAAGCTAACCTCGGAGGGTTATCGGAGCACCACCATCAGCACCACGGCGGACAAGCTATTCCTGCTGAGCGAGATCGAGATTTTTGGTAACATCACCTATTCTGCAAGCGGAGAGGGCACACAATACGCCTACTATAAGGCAGGCAACAGCAAGGTGAAGAATTACAACGGTAGCGCGAACCGCTGGTGGCAGCGCTCTCCATACATTGGCAACTACACGAGTTTCTGCGCGGTCAGCAACAGCGGCCTCGCCGACTACATCAGTGCGAATGATGTGTATTGCATATCTTTTGCCTTCTGCTTTTAAGGAGGTGGCATAATGGGCAAGGTGATTATGAGCGGCATTGTGCCGACGTTGAAAGCGCCGGTAAATGTTGACCCGGTGCTGAACAACAACAGCTGGGAGACCATCAGCAAAATCAGTCAGGCGGGGTTGGCGGCGCAGTACTGGAACGTGGGCGACACGAAGGACATTGTGATCAACGGCACGGTGGGAAGGACAACCTTTACCAACCTGACGGTGCAGGCGTTCATCATTGGCATTGACCACAACTCTGCCAGAGAGGGGCAGCACTTAATCCATTTCCAGATCGGCAAAATCGGTGAGAAATTGGTTGGACTGGTGGATGGTGATTACGGCGACTATACATATTCAAACGGTGCCTTTACCATGTATAAGTTGAACACGAACAGCGGCGGGTGGAATAACAGCCACATGAGAGAGACCGTGCTGGGCAGCAACAGCACCAGCGCCACCAGCCCCACGGCCAACACCCTGCTGGCAGCTTTGCCGGCGGATCTCCGGGCGGTTATGAAGCCGGCCACCAAGTACAGCGACAACACCGGCGGCGGACATGACACCGCAAGCTATGTTACCGCTACCCAGGATCTGCTACCGCTGCTTTCGGAGTTTGAATATTTTGGGGTAAGAACCTACGCCAACAGCGCGGAGCAGAATTACCAGGTCCAGTATGACTATTACAAGGCTGGAAACAGCAAGGTGCATTATAAGCACAACGCCACCGGCACGGCGGCCCGTGTCTGGTGCCGTTCCGTCGATTCGAGCACCAATCGCGATTTCTGCCTTGTCTACACCAACGGTGACCCCGCCAAAGACGGTGCCTACTATTCCTGGGCGCTGGCCCCCTGCTTTTTTGTATAAGGAGGATTTCTATGTACAGACTGACCACCCCGCAAGGGGAAAGCTACCTGACTGAAAAGGTCAACTACATCCGGGTACACACCTCCGGCGTGTATCTTCTGACGGACGTAAACCACGCGGAGGGCGTGGCCTATCGCGGGATGCCGTACCTCTTTGCGGACGGCACCATTGTCTGCGAGGTGGACGCCGGGGAGACGGTGCACACCACCGAAAAGACGGTATCGGACAACGATGCCATGAACGTGGATCAGGAGTACAGGCTGACGCTTCTGGAGCTTGGCCTGAACGAATGATAAACCTAACATTTTGAAAGGAGAACCAGTATGCTGTACAGAACTTTGAAGCGGATGATCGAGCGAGTCCAGACCACCGGAATGGAGGAAAAGCTGGACATTTTCTTTGCGGCCGGGAAACTGACGGAGGCGGAGTATTCCGAATTGATCGGGATGCTGCATCCGGAGAAGGCGGCGGGAGAGAAAGCATAAAATATCCGGCATCCCCGGCTGATTTCCCGTTTTTTCGACACGCCCTCTGTGGTACACTGACCGCAGAAGGGAGGGGAGACCATGGAGCAGCTGAAACCGGAATATCTCTGTCTGTTTCACGCCATTACGGAAGCCATTGAGGAACTGGAACGCCTAAAAGCGGACCTGATGGCGGCGCAGCGCAGGGCGGAGGCCCTTTACATGGAGCGCACGGACTAACCGTGCGCTCTTTTTATAGTTGTGCGGTCTTATTTAGGCAAAAAACACACGCTCGTGCGATCAAAACGCATGAGCGTGTGTTTTGGTTTCAGGGTGGGCGTGGGGGAATCAGGCGTAAAAGGCGGTGAGCTTGTCGGCGCTGCGCTTGGCTTGTAAGTCCCGTTCGGCAAAGACCTTCTTGGCGCTTTTCCGCCCGGAACGGTCCATGAGCCGCCCGGAATAACGCTGTGTGGTGATGGGACTGGCATGGCCCAATTTGGCTTGCAGTTCATTTTCGGGCATACCAGAATTGAGATCCAAACGGGAGCCGACGTGGCGGAGATCATGGCTGCGGATGTCAGGAACGCCAGTGACGGAGCGGACGTGACGCTCCACCAGCTCCGAAAGCCACTGTTTTGTGCCGGCCTTCCATTCCCCGGAACGGAGGGTGCCGAACAGGGGGGCGGTATCCGGGAGATCATCCGGGCGGATGCCGCTGGCGAGGTAATGGCGGAGGGCCACAACGGCGATGTCGGGCAGGTCCACCACCCGGAATTTATCACCCTTGCCGTGTTCCACGCGGAGGGCGGCGTCCTCCAAGTCAATGTCCGCCGGGGTCAAGGCCCGCAGTTCGGCGTTGCGCAGTTCGGTGGTCAGCAGCAGGATCACGATGGCGTAATTCCGGGGCCAGTTCTCCGGGTGGGTTGTGCGGACGGGGGAATCCCTCCATAGCTTGCAGACCTGCTCATCGGTGAGCAGCACGTCATAGGGGCGCTTTCCCAATTTGCGGAGGGAAGGCATCAGGTAGAGGGAAACAGGGTTTTGCTCATAAAAGCGATCCTCGCCCAATTCGGGGGAGCTGGCGTAGGTGAAAAAGGAGCGGAGGACCACCAGATGATACCGGACGGAGACAGGGGAAAGGCCCCGGTCAAAGAGGTGATCCCGGTAGGCTTGCATGGTGGTGAAGGTGGGTTCCTCGGTGGAAAGGCCGCTTTCCACAAGGAAGGAATAGAAGCTGTTTGTGACGGCGGCGTAGGCGGTGACGGTGCGTTCCGCCGCGCCGCTGGCCTGCACGTTGCGGAGCCATGAGTCTAAGGCCGACATGACCCGGCGCTCCTGCGCAGAGGTTCTTCCCATAAAATCAGTCCTTTCCTAAAATTGGGGGGCGTATCAGGCCCCGGCTTTGCAAAACTCCGCTTTGATGGCGATTTCCACGCCGTATTTATCCACATAGATATAGTCCACAATAAAATCTCCGTAGGCGGCTATATCCAGTTGGTTGCTGGGGTTGATGTCGGTGGTAAGGCCGTTGGCGGAAACGCAGAACTTTTCACAGCGGTCATCCTCATCGTGGGGGCCGAATTGAAACAGGGGCAGAAGTTCTTTAATGGTCAGCATGGATGTTTCCTCCTGAATGTGTGTAAAAATGTGTAAAATCTTTTAGCGTGGAATCAAGCGGTCTCGGCGGCGGTAAATTCCAGCGTCCGGCGGCGCAGAATGCCGATGAAGATGGAGCGTAGCTTTTTGTCCTGAGAAATGATGGTAAGTTTCGTGACGGCTCTGCATTGCGTGACGGTAGCACCCGCCGCTTTCATACGGTTTTTCAGCCGGGTCAAACGCTGTTGGAGATCGCAGCCGGATTCACGTTCCAGTTCCTCATAGAGTTCCCGGCGGAACATCTGGTGGTTGAGACAGAAATGCTCGACCAGTGCGTTGATGGTGTGGTTGGCGCTCTCCTGCCAGTTATCGCCGGAGGAAATGGGAGCGACATAGGCGGCTGTGACCTTATCCATTGTATCAGAATTGCGCTGAACCTTTAAATCCAGTTCGTCTTGCCGATTTTCAACAGCCACAAGCCGCTGTTCCTGCTCCACCAAAAGGCGGGCCTGTTCCAAAATCTGCTGGGCGGGGGAGAGGGGGCGAGAAATAGTCTGGCGCATTTTCTCAAAGGCGGTGACATAAGCGGCGGTGAACAGGACACCCTTTTCGCCGGTCATTTTGTTAGCTACCATGTCACAGCCCTTTTTCGTGAGAAGATAGCAGGGGAGAGTGCGCCCGGTGCTGTCGGTGTAAGTGTCCGGGATGAAAAAGTCACTCAATCCAAAGTTGGATTCAGTGGAATTTTCAAGAATTTCCACATAGTTGTGGATGTCGCGCATGAGATGGGCGTGCTGCTTGCCGACCATTTGGGCCACCTCACGGCTGTCAACGGTTTCCACGCCATTGTGGGTAATAACTTGCAATTCTTGCATAAATAAAACTCCTTTCAAATGGTCTTGATACTTCCATTATCCCACAGCCCTCCAAGAGGGTTTTTGACAGGTTTTACGAGGGTTTTTCGCTGTCGGTGGAAATAATGGGGGTTGACCTTTCGGAAGAAGCATAGTAGAATATTTACACACTCCGAAAGGTTGTGTGGATAGCGGTTTGCTGGGTATCTTGGAGGATGTGCAGCAAGCCGTTATTTCTTTTTGCTCAAAAGGCGATTGATGGCGGTGCGAATTGCTTCGGCTCGTGTAATTCCATTCTGGTCACAATATTCGCAGAGCCGCTTGTCGGTTTCAGCGTCCAGTCGAATACTGAAACGAACATCTTTAGGGTTTTCGGCCTTTGGGCGTCCGGTTTTCGGTGACATTGTTCACCTCACTTTCCGTCACGCATTAAATATAGTTTATGCGTGACAAAATGTCAAGAGAAAACTTTGCGGAAAGGATGATTATTTTTGTTTACTTACAAAGAAGGGAAAGAAACAGAACAAGCACTTTGCGCATACTTCGCTGCCCATAAAAGGACTGAGGCAATTAACTTTTTTGGTCGAACTGAGAAAGTCCCCAACATTTTAAAGAAACGGTATATTGAGGAGCTTAGCAATACAAAGGCGTTTGGAATCAAAGTCGTTCCAGATGGGGATGGCTTTTCACAGATAACATATTTTGCGTGTGATGTGCGTGGCTCTGAAGATTCATTTTTCAGGGGAAAGATGTTAGATAAAATAATGTTTCCATATTTTTCGGAGTACGGATATTATGAATCGTCTATAAAATATATACCCGACGGAGAGGCTGCGGAGCAAGTTGAACCACCCGCAGAACTGTTCAAGAGATATACGTACTTCTGCTTTGACAGCGGGGATAAGGAGCAGATTTTAAGCGTACTAAAAGAAATTGCGGCATTTTCCCCTGAAAAAATTGAAGAAATAGCCGAGATAAACGTTGGCTATTTTACTCTTGCAGATACATATTACCC